TTATTTACATCTTGGAGGGTTTCTTTGATTATGGTAAATATCTGATTTAAATGTTCTAATGCCTCTTTCTCAGCAGACATGCCGTATCAGTAAATCGTAACAAGTCATACCATATAATATGAGAGGGTCAAACTTAATAAAATTAAAGTTAATGCTTCAAAATAGGTGCTTTAGAGCGATTTCATTTAAACTTGTAAAAATAAAAAATTTTGATACAAAGCATATGGTTGGAATAAGAAGTATGCGTAGTGCATATCTGTGAAATAGGGGGAATGTTATAAGATTAAACTTTATGAACATCTATAAGTCTAATTAAACCGCTATTGGTAACTTCTCGATGTTTATTTACCAAGCCTATATATTATAGAAACAATGCTCCTATTCAATTAATGTTTAATATGCACAATGAATATCATTATTGCCTTCTCATATAGCCTATATGAACCATATGGTTTTGCTTTGCAAGTGTAACGCAACCCCAAAATGAGGCTACGGGGAATAAATGAACATCATTCCTCTTCTTCGCCTCCTTCTGCGGATTTAACCGGAGGCGGGGTTAGTGCTGGAATATCCCCGTTCATGGTTCCATCCCATCTATTCTCCTTGTAGCCCTTTACAAGAGCATCATAAGCCTTTTTGCCCATAACTCTTGCAAATTCGTTAATATCGGCATATGCGCCGCCTGTTCTGCCGTGTGGCAAAACAACAGTCATTAGCAACTCTGCATTAGAAATATCCGCAAAGGCAGCAATTACCGCATTCTTCACAGAAGTCGCACTTACCTCTATATCGTCTGGTAATGCCGATTCTCGACCCCTGCGGGCTTTTGGGAAAGACTCGTATTGAGAGCCTATTGACCTAATTGCTGTCCAATATGTTGAGCGCAATTCATCGTCATTACAGTTATTTCCAAGTGTAATAGATAATGCAATTGCTTGTCCTGCGTCACCTATATCCTGCGTATTTAGCCAAGATTGAACCTCGGCAGTATTCTTATTCCAATTCTCTAACTTCATAATAATTCCTCCAATAAAGAAATGCTACATTTATTCCCCATAGCAATAAATAGAGGCTATGGCGGATAAGGTTGTTTATTATACAAGCGCAAAGCGATAAACAACCATATGGTGTTACTTTGTAAAACCCCAGAATAATTGACAATATTTCATATTACCATGTCTAAGGAACATATACAACTATTGGCTGAATCTTCAAAAATACTATATTCATACTTCCAAGAGAAGTTTACTGATGCGGTTATGACTGATATGGAGTGGACTGATGAACCTGATGCTATGATTAATCTAATGATTATGGAAATGGAAGGTGATGATATTTGCTCAGAAGTGGCAAAAATCGGTGTTGCAGAAATAACACTCATCATGAAAGGCATGTTTTAGTGCATTTTCATGTGGTAATCTCAAAGTTCTTACCATATGGTATCGCTTTGTTATACCCTATAATATAATACCTAATTTTGGTATTATCATGCAAGAAGCACCACTAATGGAAAACTACATTGATGATGAAGGAGAATTTGATTTTACTACATTTATATCAGATAATGAAAAATGGATGATGCAGGTAAGAAGCAAAAGAGTCCAATCTTCACTTTTTGAAAATTATGGAATCACTGAAGAACAGTGGAAAAATACACCAATTAAAGTTCAATCTGTCATAATTGAACTAATTCATGAATCTGAATTATTTGCAGAAACTATGCAAGAACTAGAAGAATGGAGAGATAGTATGCCTATCTGATTAATTCTTCGGGAGTTCTTCAAAGTATCACACCATATGGTTCAATAACTTTGTCTCGGTAACGAAGTTGAACCTTATGAGCGATATAGCGGTATATTACCATGCAAGACACACCTTATTGCGAATGTTGCGAAATACCGATGATTACAGGAGATGAAATCTTTGAATGCCCTCAATGCGGGGATTGGATTGGATGGGATTCTTATTACGAACAAAAGGCTTTTCGCTTGGGAAGAATGTGGTAATGGCCTTCGGGTCACTATCTCAAAGATAAGACCATATGGTAACACTTTGTAATACCATATATCCTGAATATTTCATTTATTCCTCTTCTGACGGCCATAATGGTTCTCCTGTGATGATTGACTTGAAATTAGGGTCGAAACCTTGACTGATGACCAATAACTGCTCTAATCGGTGATTCTCAAGCAATATCTCCTTGATATACTCCTGTATCTCTTCCCACCGCCAAAACTGCATTTCATAGCCTATTTGGGTTTCTCCTATCCAATCTATGTAATTGAATACATTATCAAAATCGTCTATGTCTTTATCGGCGTATTTCCAACCTCCTAGCGTTTCAACTCTATTTGGGCCTTCATTACACCAACAATTCAATTGAGGCTTACACTTCTCGCAATCTGTTTCAGTGCCAAAATTGATGTTCATTCCTGTTCACCTCCGAAAATTGCTGGCTTTACATCTGAAACCGGATGTGCTTTTATTTTGAAGCCTCCCAACGCTAAACTGACCATTTGCATGTTTAGCATGGTTTTCATGTCTTCTTTGTTGTCAGCCCAAAAATGAGCAACATTATCCACTATCATAAAATCTGTTCTTCCTCTTGGCATATTTTTTCCTCCTTTTCCTTAATACTGCCCGTTTCACAAAATTCTGAAAATAATCCGAGAATCTTGGAAAATTATCGGAACAGGGTTTTCAAAGCAAACCATATGGTAATGCTTTGGGATTACCCCGTAGGGTGGTTTTCACCATTCATTAGGATAATAAGTCTCCCAACCGTCTGAATCGGTAGTATAACAGGTTCCCCAACCCATTTCCATAGCAGACATACGAGCATCGGCATTAGCCTCTTTTTTATAGTCTTTAATATCTTTATCAGTATATGAGAAAGGCTTGTGTTCTTTTTCATATGAATCCCATAATGGTTTTAATACTTCATATTCATCAGCATAATAAATATCTTCATCAATATTTGCTATTTGACAAAAGTCTTCCATTATAGTATCTTCACAGAAATAATAACTAATTCCTGTATCTTCCTTTACCCAATAATTTTCTTCTTTAACATAATCTGTTATCCATTCATAAAATGATGCCATGTTTTTTCCTCCTTTACTGTTAAAAAAGTAATAATATATGCTTATGGTCGTATTTTCCAAAGTAATTACAACCATATGGTTAATGCTTTGCAGTAACCCCCCGAAAGAGGCTACAAGGGCAAACTTGTAGTATCATTCTTCTTCAGAACCTCCATTGTCTGAATTATCTGATTTTATTGGTCTTGGAGTGATTTGAGGCACTCCATTTCCGTCAACAGACTCGCCATCCCATCTATTGTCCTTAATAGATTGAATCATGTAGTTATGTGCATCCTTACGCATCTTAGCAACCAAATCGCTGAAAGAGCCGAATACGCCACCTGTTCTTCCATGTGGAACAATTACAGATAGGATTAGTTCGTGGTATTCAGTAGGGATTGCAGCAATAGCAGTTGCCACGCTTTCCTCCACAGTCGCCAAAACAAGTTCCTGTTCGTCTGATAGTGTTGATTCTCGACCCCTTCTCGCAGCCGGAAACCCCTCCATTGTTGAACCAATAGAGCGAATTGCTGTCCAATAGGTGCTTCTTAGTTCGTCAGTAGCGGCATTATCTCCTAATGTTAGGGATAACAAAACCGCACTCAAGTTATCGCTTGGCTCTTGATTTTCAGCCCATGCTCGCACTTTGTTTGTGTTTAGTGTCCAATTCTTCATTTTCATGTTTTTCAACTCCTATGTTAAGAATTACTACTCATTTGCCCTTTGTAGCACTATAAGGGAAGTAGTGGCGTATATGGTCTAATACTGCAAAGAAGCATTAAACCATATGGTTGTAACTTTGTGATAACCCCGAAGGGTTTCAAGGGTATCTCCCTCTCTTTTTGAAGAAAGCCTCCCTCTTTCTCCATTGTCTCTTACTCATGCCGTATTTCTTAACATTCTTTCTAAAGTTTCTATAATTATCTGTTTCTATCCAATTCATTTTAATTCCTCCTCGTTGATTGCTTGCATAAATCTGTCATGGTCAAAATTAGAATTATTATTTTTTAATTCTGTGCAAATAGTTCTCATCATGCCATGATAATTGATTCTGCCATGATATAAATCATTTTTAATAACCTTTCCTAATATTTTAGCCAATAGTTTGTAATGTCTGCGTTGAAACATGGTTATAGGATAATTTGGTATTAATAGGATTGTTACCACAAAGTGACACAATCATATGGTTGGGATATGTCCGAAAGAGCGCATTTATCCTAATTTGCAGTATATCTCGCAACATGAAAAGGGCTAATTTTTCAGACCCACGAATCGTGTAAATTTTTACAGGTCTAGTTCAATTGTTGTTATATTAATTCGTATTCTAATAATATACTAATATAATATAATATACAGATAATTTCGGTTGTCTCATCCAAAAATGAAGTGAGACGAGACGACCCATGAAAGAATCTTCAAGGTTATGTAACATAAGTATATATTTTTAATCATCTTCTCATTATCTCATCTATCTCATCTATCTATCTATCTTCTTCTTCTTCTCTCATATACTCTTAGAATCATAGGGGATATGGAGAGATAAATATACAGATAATACATGAGACGAGATGAGACAACTAATTATTACTAGTTTTGGCAATTTTCATAAGGGTTGTGTAACATAAGCCCGTTATCTCATAACGAGACAGTTAGCGAGACAGTCTCACGCAAAAAGAGGTATTTCTTATTTCATTGGCGTTTTATTATCGCTAATTGATTTCATTAGATTTTGTTTAGGCTAAAAATTGTCAATTAATTGTTTTCTAAAAAGTGAAATAAGGGCGACATTGCTGCCATATAAACCCCTTGATTTTGAATTTTTTTCATCGAAGTTGATAGGTAAGGCAATAATCTGAACTCCTTTATATACCCTAAGAATCTTGCAATCTTGCCCTGAAATGGGCGGGAGAGAGATTAGTATGAATGATACAGAATGGAACTCACTTCACATCGAAGTGACAGAATATCTTGAGGCAGACCAAACCCTTGATGCAGGATTGCGTCAAGTTGTGGAATTGAACCTACAAATAGGAAACAACAACCCTAATGAGAGAGTTGCGGCACTAGGCGCACTAAAGGCTCTATTAAAGGGAAGAGACGGAACTCCGTTCCGAAGGGGGCAAAAGCCTTCTGTTCCAGCAGCAGTTAGAGTTTCAATTGACAAGATTTGTGGCGTAGTTGAAGAAGCAGCAATTAATTACTTCAACCACGATGCAATTATTGGTGCAGTTTCTTTTAAGCACAGTAAGTCCGGTGGCGGTGCTTATGAGAGCGCAGAAGACTATGCTTCAGCAGTAGTTAAAAGAACCAAAAACAGTCTATCAAAGGCATTTAAGGATGGTTCTTGGGATGGTAGCGTTGAATCGCTTCTATCCGATAACCAAACAGAATGATTTTATTCATTCAATAAGGTTGGTATAACGGCATAGCCGTCTTTCGGAACATTGGGGGGTTCGCCCCCCTTTGTTCCTCAATTTTTCTTAATGGCACATATTGTAGCCATTACATCTTATTCAAGCGTCATAGGGGGGTGGCGCACACCTATATACGCCCACCGAGGGTGGGATTGTGTCAAAGAATCAAATGCGAAGTTATTTCACTTCGTTCAATTTAATTGATACGAATTAAAACTTATGGGGAGAAGTTGAGTTCAAGAGGCTACAAAATAAAATTAGCATTTTTGTTATTACCTCCAATTCTCACAAAAATGCAGAACTCCTTCTCCCCTCATATTCAATAATAACAGTAAAAATAACAATGGAGATAAAAACATGAAATATACAAATGAACAAGCCGCAATCTTTGATTGCATAGAAAATACAGAAAACCACCTAATTGTAAATGCAGGTGCAGGAACAGGTAAAACAACAACAATAGTTGAAGCAGCAAATAAAATCGGTGATAAGAAAGCCGCATTTTTAGCATTCAATAAATCTATTGCAACTGAATTAGCCGAAAGACTACCAAGTGATGTTGAAGCAAAAACCTTCCACGCATTCGGATTCGCAGCAATTAGAGCAGCAGGTGTTAAGACTAAAGTTAATAACTTTAAGTTAAATAACATTATTAAAGAACTATTGGGTGCTGATTATCATATTGCACCATTAAGAAAATTAGTATCTTTAGTCAAAGGTTCTTTGATTGAAGGTAATAATAAGAGTGCTATTCTCAGACTTATTGATGAATATAATATTAATTTCAATTCTGAGAGAGAAGAAGAAATAGCGATTCAGACAATTCCAGCAATTCTAACACTGTGTAAAACTCAAACTTTCCACATTGATTTTGATGATATGATTTGGATGCCATTAGTAAATGACTATCCTTTCCCAAAATACGATGTTTTGTTTGTTGATGAAGCACAAGACTTTAATGAAAGTCAAAGAGAAATGATTAGTAAATGCGTAAATGGTGGCCGATGTATTATTGTCGGTGATAAAAATCAAGCAATTTACGGATTTAGAGGTGCTGACTCTAACTCAATTGAGATGTTTAGGCAAAGACTTCAGAAAGGTGAAAGAGAAATAAGCGAATTTCCTCTATCAATTACATGGCGTTGTCCTAAGTCTGTTGTTTCTGAAGCAAACAGATATGTCAAGGAGTTTAGTGCGCCCGATTTCGCAATTGATGGTAGCGTTATAGAAAATGCACCTTTTAATCCACAACGAAATGATATGGTTCTATGCCGATACAATGCACCATTAGTTAGTGCTTTCTATGATTTAATTAGTCAAGGCAAATCCGCATATGTTCTTGGTCGTGATATGACAAAGGGTTTAATTACTGCGGTTCAGAAGGTTAGCAAGAATAACTATATGGGCGTTGATGAGTTTTGGCAATTGTTTATGCAAGACTATGATTATAATTACAATAGACTAATGAATCTAAATAAAGAGAATCAAGCGATGGCTCTTGAAGATAAGAAAGATTGTATTCATATCTTTGTGCAAAAAGCCACAACTGTTGGCGGTATCATTGAAGAAATTAAAAGAGTATTCGATGGTAATGATGAGGGAGAAATTATGTTATCCACTGTTCATAAGGCTAAAGGTCTTGAAGCAGATAATGTATATATTCTCGCAACAGATAGAATGCCTCACCCATTTGGAGGGCATGAAGAAAATAATATTTGCTATGTAGCAATAACAAGGGCTAAAAAGAATTTATTCTTTGTTGGCCCAAAACCCGGAATAGTAGGAGGAATATAAATGAATGAAGAAGTAGCACTAGAAAAATTTGTTTGGAATATGTTAGAACAAGAATATGGAGGACTAAGAGACGCAGTTGATTATCAATTAAGACATGAGCAATTGATTGCGGTTATCGAAGTATTAGCAACGGCACATACGCAATTTGTTGATAATCCTAGTTTTGTTAATTGGAATATAATGATTACTGCTATGTCAACATATCAGTATTGGAAACAAAAGGAAGTGAAATAATGTTAGAAGATATATTAGAATGGTGTGGATATAATTCAGCATTTAGTATGCTGAAAGATAATATGGATAATGAAGATTTGTTGTATCTATTGGAATCTATTGTTGATAGTCCAACAGATGCGGCAGACTTCATTAAAGAAGAAGTTGAAGAGATTGCCAAGAAAACCTATGAATGGCGGGATATGGATGCTGCTATGGATAGAGCAGAACATTTAGCATATCTAATTTTTAAAGATGGAGATGATTAAATATGGGATATAGAAGTGATGTAGTAATAGTAACAAAAATTGAGAATAAAGAACTTGTAAAACTTTTGCAAGAAGATGAAGAAGCAGCCGAAGAACAGTATTTCTTTAGTATGAAGGATTATAACGGTAAACATATGGAATGTTTCTTTACAAGATATGAATATGTTAAATGGTATGAATCCTATCCTCAAGTTGATAAAATTGAGGCGGCTATGCGTAAAATAGAAGATGACGAATCTTTTGGATTTATGAGAGTAGGCGAAGATTATAATGATGTTGAAGTTATAGGATTGCCTTATGACTTTAATATACAACTATCAAGAACAATTGATATAAATTATGGAGATGATTATTATATCCATAATCCTAAACAAACTAAATTGGATGTGTGAATATGGCGGAAACTATCGTAGCAAAGAGAGAATTAGGTAATGGTCGTTGGGATAGAGCATTAAAAAGAAATATGACTGAATTATCAGTAGCCGATAATTACGAAGATGCAAAACATGAATGGATTGCAACGGGAGAAGTTTGGTGGAGTGGTAATGAAGAAATGCCCGATTGGGTTCGTAATTCACAAATGGGATATGGTAAATGTCTTTGTGGACATATTGTAGTGTATCACTTTCAAATTACTAATACTGAAAATGGTATTGTTGAATGTGTTGGTTCAGACCATATCAATACTTATCTAATTATGCGAGCAATTGCAGAAGATGAAGATAGACCAATTGAAACTATTACTGATGCACAGATTCAAGAATGGATTGATGTAAGAGTAAAATCTATGAAAGCAGAAGCATGGTGGAAAGCAAATGGTGAAGCATTTGAAATGATGTTTAATGCAATTAAAGAGATTGATTTGAGATATAATGTTCATATCACAGGTCAGTATTACGACCAACAAACTCAGATTTATGAGAATACAACTAAATTAAGAAAGCGTGGTGAAGGTCGTTATGCTTCAAATAGATACAAAATGGCTTCAATTGTTTGGAGATGGAATCATCCCGATAATCCAAAGGCTCAAATCAATACAACAGGTTTTCCTAATGATAATCTAATGAAGGATTTATCTTTATTGTTCTTAAATAAAGACAAACTTATTGCTAAGATGGAAAAGGAAAAGGCTTGGAAAGAAAACAGAATCCGTGAATTAGCGGAAAAGAGAGAGCAAGAAAGAATTAGAAAGGAAGAAAGAAGAGCGAGAGAAAGGGCAGAAGAAGCCGAAAGACTCCGTATTTACAATCTTCCTGAGAATGTCGAAAAGCGTAGGCTTATGGCAGAACAAAGAGAAAGGGAAAGAATTGAAAGAGAAGCAGAAGCAAAGCGTCTCTTTGAAGAAAGGCAAGAAAGAAGAAGACAAGCAGAAATAGCCAAACAGGTTCAGAATGAAGAAGTATTGCGAGACAATAACGATAAGTTTGAGAATCTATGTGGTTATTATGGCATTCCTATCTTTGATGAATCATTTGCTAAGAATGATTGGGAAAGAAACTTTTTGGCTGATGTTAAGAAACAATTGCTTAATGATAAGCCAATGTCAACTAATCAACTGCAAACCATTAGAAGAATAATGGATGTTGATTTAGCGACTCCTAAACAAATAAAGTATCTTGAGAGTTTAGGATATGAAGGAAACGCTGATTGTCTTACTAAGAGGCAAGCAAGTGAAGAAATTCAAAAGTTATTGAATGAATGATATTCTTTGGGGGTTTTAGGGTTGATTATTTCCTTTCATTGGCCCCTTTAGAAACCGCAGGTTTAACCGTAAAAATTACTTAGCCGGTTGTCGCTATAACCATGTTGTTGATTGCTAAGGTAGTTTTCCTGCACTTGAGGTTTATACAAATAAAAAGAACAAAAAACTCCGGCACTTTGCGTAGTTCACGGCGTAGTGTTTTGTATAAGGGATTTTGATACATGTATTCCTGTTCTTCCTCACACTTTACGGTGATAATATGATTAATTGGATTAAAAAGTTCTTTGTAACTGAAAAGAAAGAACCGAAACCCAAATGTTTTATTTGTGGTCTTGGTGCAAAGTATCATATGTTAATCGAATTTCAAACAATGGAGTTAGAAGAGTTAGATAATAAAATATTAATAAAAATATGTAGTGGTTGTTATGACAATGTTAATGAAAGATATAATCCCAAAGACGAACCACCGGTTATACAAGCCGGAGTATTTGAGACGCAGTTGGGATATGGAAGAAAAAAGAAAAAGAAGTTTTAAGGCTCTAAGAAAGGCTGGTATTCCTTATCATAAAGCATACCAAATATCATTAAAGGAGATGATGAAATGAATGAAGATATAGATAAATTAAAAAAGAATGTAATAGTAATAGAACAATCAATGGCTATCCTAAAACAATCCATAATTGGGTTATGTTCGATAGCGTTAGCACATATGGACAATGGTGATTTTGATAAAGCAAGAGAAACTATTCTTGGAACTATAATTAGTATTGAAGGAGGCGGAGAACAATGAATATATTTGCACTAAGTAAATGTCCTAGAGAATCAGCAGAACAAATGTTAGATAAACATATTGTCAAAATGCCAACAGAAACTTGTCAAATGTTGCATACTAATATTCTTTACATGCAATATGTTCAAGAACACGGTAAAGAACCTCAATTAAAAGATTTAAAGGCTTTTCATCAAGAGATTGGGTCAAAATTAATGAAGCCTGCTATGCTAAATCACCCCTCAACCATTTGGGCGAGGCAGACTTACGCTAATTGGAATTGGCTTTATGAACATGGTTTGGCTCTTTGCGATGAATACACTTATCGCTATGAAAAAAAGCATGGAACACATCAAAGAATCCTTGATTGTATTCCCTACTTTGATGTAATATTTAAACATCCATTTCCAGAAAATAGATTACAACCTGTAACTATTGCTATGGATGACAAATACAGACTTGAAAGAAATTTTGAAATGACTTTTGCTGACCAAAAATGGTATGATGATAGAGAATGGGACTTTGTGATAAAATCTTATCGTCATTATTATCTTGAAGGTAAGTGGCGTTTTGCTGAATGGCGTAAAGACCGCAGACCGGATTGGTTTCCAGCAAATCATTTTGCTAAGAAATATAATATTGGTGTTAGAAAATATAATGAGAGAAACCCTAAGTTTCCAAGATTAGAATTAAGTGAGGAATTAGAATGAGTTTAGATACAATTAATTGGGAAGAACAAGCGCAACAATTTTTAGAAGAACATGGAAATGACGATACTCATATCCATGAATGGGTTGATAGTTTAGTTCCTATTTATTATTATGATATAATGGTTGAAGCGAATAGAGCGCAAGTTTACCATGAAAAAATAAAAGAACATGAAGTAGGAACAGAATTATGGAAAATACTACAACAGCATATTTATCATTCTTATCATGAGAAATTTATGCAAGCATTCTTTGACGCATTGGAGGATTTTGATGAAAGTTAGAATCCAAGAAAGGTGTATGGCTTGTAATAAAGTAATTAGTAAGAAAAGATATTATTGTTATTCTTGTTTTAATGATTTAGAAGAAAAGGCAGGTGAAGTAAATGAGTGAAGAATTAAAGTTTCCAACATTAGCAATACAGTTGAAGAATGAAACGGGTATTCCATATGATATGCCCGAAGATTGGTTAGAAACCGTTTTGACGATTTCCAATCTGATTTATCAAAAATACCAAGTTGGTATTGATGTTGTTTATGGGTCAGCATCAAGAGAAGGATTTATTATTTTAGAAAAGGAGTGTCATAAGAAATGAGTAAACATATAGATGATTTTGATGAGATTATAAAGTCTGTTGGAAAAGGAGATTCAGATAATCCTGATGTTATAGACCGTAAATTGCTTAACGCTGACGCTTTATTTCAAAAGGTTTCTCTAGAGTTTAGAGAAAACCCAACTTTTGCAAATAAAGTTAAATTGGATATGGCTATTGCTGCTATAATGTTTTGGACTAAGCAAAGCAAAAAGATATTTTCTTTAACGGAGGAATTTTAATGAATGAATGTGAAAAATGTAATGGAATAGGTTGGTATGAGGTTCCTAATTACCGACTTGAATGTATTGAAAGAGTGGAATGTATTGATTGTCTTTTAGAAAGTCAATATCAAGACCATCTTAAACTCGAATTATCTCAACTGTTATGCAACGCAAGTCCACAGAAACTTGCACAGATTGTAGCAGAATTAGTAGTTAATTCGGTAAACAGGAACAAGAATGACGACCTTGAGCGCATTGAGGGTATCATTCACACTAAGAATCTAATGAATGCTTTAGCGTTAGGAGATGCTTATTCCCGCTAGGAAAAAAGGAAGTGAAATAATGAATACAAATGTTGAATTTAGAATAATAGATACGGCAGAAATGCCACCGATTGTAATAAGCCAAAACGAGAACGGAGAACCAAAGGTAGTAGTTAATACTTATCATAAACTATGGATTAGTTTACATAGAAGAACAATTGCAGGTATTATCGAAGCACTACAAGAAAAAATGGATATGCTCTTAACAAGTTTCTTACAAGAGCAATACAAGTTTGAACAAATGGATAGAATGGAGGATTAAAAATGACAATAGTAAAACAATGTAAAAGATGCGATAATAGTTTTGTTACAAGAAGTAATACAACTGCAAGATGGGAAACACTGTGTAGCATTTGTTATAATGAAAAAAGAAAAGCGAGTCTTATTTCCAATGCAGAAGATAAAACTGCAAGAAGTATATCTGCTATTGAAGATAGAATGCTTGCACTTGAAGAAACAATAAATAGTCATATTCCTGCCCTTGTTGGTGCAGAAGTCAACAATCATCTTGAGAATATTATTGGGCAAGATATTATTGATAACTTATTGAAAAGGGCTATGGAATCAATTTCAAAGTCAATGCAAAGTTTTGTTGACAGACAAATCGAATTTGAGAATAAGATTCAGAGACAGTTAACTACTTTGAATAATAAAATAATTTCATTAATGAAAGATAAAGGTGAGTAAGATGATAGGCGAAATAATATTTAGAACAATGTGGATATTAATGTGGATTACACTAATATGCACAGGTTTGGGATTAGTCATGCTACTAAAGGAGGGCGACTATGAGAGGATATGAACTCCTTTATATACTTTGGAAGAGTGGAGATAGTAAGAGAGAGTGATTTATAATGATTAAGATTAGAATACAGAATGAAACAGGACACACTGAATTGGTATTGGCTAATTCAGAAGTAATAGAGCAAATAGATAGACACCCAACCCATTGGATTTTTATTGACAATGAAATGGTTAGCCGTGAATCGGTTAATTCAATTAATTGGGATGAAGTAACTCAAGTGGATTTAACACCCGCTATTGTTGGAGGAAGTCTCTAAGTTAAGTAATTGACTTACTCTTCCACAACTACGGGGGTAGTATTAGGTTTAATCCGCCTAATACTATCCCCTTTTTTGGGTGATGTTGCCCGATTTACTCAACTTTATTGATGAAAATGGATTAAAAATTATGCTAGATTTAAAAGGCTGGAAATTATCAGAAGCCATAACAATTAAAGACCTAGCAATCGTAAAGCCCGACTTTTATCCGCCTACGCATATCCTTGCGGTAGGCAAGAAGGGATATATTTATGCGGATGGTTCGACCCGTATAGAATACGCAGGGCAAGTATTTTCTTCGACCACAGATTTGTTAGAATCTTGTGGTGAAGATGCTATACTTGACTTTAAGAATTGGGTATTTCTTGAAGAAAAAGAATGGGTAGTAACCGATGGAAAGAATTGGTTATCATCTTTTTCTAACCTTGCTGAATTACCTAAGAGAACAAAATACAGGTGTTAATTATGTCAAAACAAAGTCCTAATAAAAAGATATTATCAGATATTACAGTTCATATGAAGTATGCTAAGTTTAAGCCCGAAATGCAAAGAAGAGAAACTTGGGATGAAATATGTGAAAGAAATATGAATATGCACATTAAGCATTATCCTCAATTAGAAGAAGACATTAGAAATGTTTATGAGTATTTCGTAAAGCCTAAACTTGTATTGCCATCTATGCGTTCAATGCAGTTTGGTGGAAAGCCTATTGAAATATCTCCTAATAGAGTATATAATTGTGCATATATGCCGATTGATTCTTATTTAGCATTTAGTGAGGCTATGTTTTTATTACTTGGTGGAACAGGAGTAGGTTATTCTGTTCAAAGACACCATATAGATTTATTGTCTGAAGTCCAAAAACCAAATCCACAAAGACAACGAAGGTATTTAATTGCTGATTCTATCGAAGGATGGGCTGATGCAGTTAAAGTATTAATGGAATGTTATATGGGAATCAGAACATCAACTCCTGTATTTGATTATTCAGATATTAGAGAAAAAGGTGCTTTATTAATTACTTCTGGAGGAAAAGCACCGGGTTCTCAACCATTAAGAGAATGTCTTGTTAAAATAGAAGGTATCTTACAAAACATTCCTAATGGAACTAAATTAAGTCCTATTCAAGCACATGATATTATGTGCCATATTGCAGATGCAGTTTTAAGTGGCGGTATTCGGAGAGCCGCTATGATTAGTTTATTCTCCGCAGATGATAATGAAATGATTTCATGTAAATCTGGTAATTGGTGGGAAAATAATCCACAAAGAGGTCGTGCAAATAACTCCGCAGTATTACTGAGACATAGAGTAACTAAAGATTTCTTTATGGATTTATGGAAAAGAATTGAATTAAGTGGTAGTGGAGAACCCGGAATTTATTTTAATAATGATAAAGATTGGGGAACAAATCCTTGTTGTGAAATTGCTTTGCGACCATATCAGTTTTGTAATTTAACAGAAGTAAATGCTTCTAATGTAAAAGACCAAGCAGATTTAGAACAGAGAGTTAGTGCTGCTTCATTCTTAGGAACATTACAAGCAGGTTATACTGATTTCCATTATTTAAGAGAAGTATGGAGAAAGAACTCTGAAAAAGATGCACTATTAGGAGTGTCAATGACAGGAATTGCTTCTAATATTGTTGAACATTTAGATTTAGAAATGGCTGCCTTTGAAGTAAAGAAAGAAAACGAAAGAGTTTCTAAGATAATTGGAATAAATCCTGCATCAAGAACAACCTGTGTTAAACCTGCCGGAACTACTTCTTTAGTATTAGGAACTTCAAGTGGTATTCACGCATGGCATAATGATTATTATATTCGCAGATTAAGAGTAGGAAAGGATGAAGCGATTTATTCTTATCTATTAAACAACCATCCTGAATTAGTTGAAGATGAGTTCTTTAATCCAACAAAACAAGCAGTAATTAGTGTGCCGCAAAAAGCACCACAAGATGCTATTACTAGACATGAATCAGTATTTGATTTATTAGAAAGAGTAAAGAATTTTAGTATTAGATGGGTTCGTGCTGGACACGCTGATGGATTAAATACACATAATGTTTCAGCGACTATTTCTATTAAAGAAGATGAATGGGATATTGTTGCGGATTGGATGTGGTTAAATCGACATTATTATAATGGATTGTCTGTATTGCCTTATGATGGCGGAACATATACTCAAGCCCCATTTGAAGATTGTGATAAACAAACTTATGAGCAGTTAACACAAACTCTTCAAAATATTGATTTAACACAAGTAACAGAAACTCAGGATAATACTGATTTGTCCGGTGAAATTGCTTGTGCTGGCGGATTATGCGAAATATAAGGAAGTGAAAAAAATGAAACTCTTCAAATCATATGGAGAGTATTTATCAACTATAATAACAATAATAAGAGACTTTGATGAAAGGTGCTTAAATAAAATAAGATTAGCAATAAATGTCTGTGATTCCATGTGGGATGACAGAGAAAAAATACATAGATTAAATACTACTATAATGGAATGTTTATGGGAAATACCGGAAGCCGTTGAAACAGGCTTTCCTCAATACATAAAAAAGAAATATGCTGAAACAAGGGATATTTTAGATTACCATGATGCTAATTGCGGAATAACATTTGAGCAAAAAGATTGTCAAATATGTAAAGATAGAATAAAAATAATAAATAAAGTATGTGGTGACTATGAAAGAAAACGACCCGAAATATACGCTAAATAAAAGAACAAATAAGCGTATTGCTACTCGATGCCGAGTATGCGGAGGACAATTATTATCAGCCTCCGATATTAAGAATGAAATTCATGAAGAATGTAATAATGATAATAAAAATGTATATATGATGTGATAATATGGAATTAAGAATTAGTAAACCTTCTGATGGTGGAGAATATTATACAACCACAATTCGTTGTGCAACCTATCACTTTCCTCACCACAGAACAGTTCAGTATGATAGACAAGCAAAAGACCCTGTTCAAGCGGGATTAGAGTCTTTTTGGAGAAGTATTTTATCGACTCGTAGTAAAAAAAGAAAGTATCAACTTCATCGTGGAATAACTTTCGGTGAGACTTTTAATCATGTAGTTATGATTAATAGTTGTCCTGTTGTTTTATCAAGAGAAGGGATTCGTTATCATCTAAACGGTAAATCATATAGTTTATCAACAATATGTTCAGCGTTAGCAAGATTAACATACAAATCTTGTTTTGAAGATAATCCTGAAGTATTGCTATCAAGTCTTTATACTACTCTAAACTTGCCGGAAAATGTCAAGTATTGTTTAGAAAATCGTGCGCCTTTTCATTTCATGGAGAATTATGAAAGAGTTGATGTTAGACTCAATGTAATGCAAATCGGTGATAAAATGATGGCTATGGAAATAAGTGACGGTATTTGGGGAGAATTGACTGTCAAAGAACTCGACACTTATTGTAACTTTTATTTGCATGGCAAATCAAGAGGTTCTTGGAAAAGATTAGCACCCAAAACATTATATGAACGCTTGATGGGTAAGAAACCATCCGAGTCGGAATTGAAAGTTATGATAGCCTTTTTGAAGCAAAATAGAATGAGCGATATTGTTGAAGATAGAGCATTACAATTAGTTTCTGAAATGCTAGAATCTAATAAGGGAAGATTAGCGGCTCATTATAATGATGATAATGAATTAGAGTTTATGTTAATTAGAGGTAAAGATTACGATTGGAAACTTACTAATAATAAATTTAAATCTGGTATTCAAATGGTTTCAACATATATTTGGCAGCCAACAGTGGAAGCAAAAGAAGTTGGTGAAGATAAAGATGGTAATAAAATATATGAGAAATACTATTCTGCACCCAAATGGCGTGGGCCGATTTGTATAGATAATATGTCTGATGGTTCACCATTAGGCGACCAATTCGCTACAAGAGCATTAGCATTATTAAATGACTCAATGACAATAAAAATAGTAAATACAATTAAGTCGTATATAACGACTGAACCGAATGAATATAGAGTTGATGAAAATGGTTTGCAATGAATGTGGATGCACAGAATATGAATACGATGAAAATATGGGAGAAAAAATCTGCAAAGATTGTGGATTAGTTCTCGTAACTGAAATGTTTGAAGAAACAGTTCATATTTTAGATACTGTTGGGAATGTTAAGCATTCCTCAGATAAAGGTAAATTAGGCTCTGTTATTGCAGGTAAAGGTTCTTATAAATTTAATAAATTTGGAAAGAACAGTGTAATGCCTAAACACATACAGAATGGACTCATGCACTGTAATATGGTATTGGCCCATGTAGCCCCTCAATTAAATCTAAATGATAGAGTTGAGGAATTATATATCAAATTACAGAATAAAGGACTATTCGGAAGAAGTGTTTATGAAGCAAGAGCAACGGCAGTGGTTTATTACGCTTTAAAAGAAAATGGAACCCCTCATTCTTTTAAAGATGTTTGTTCAGAATTTAATCCTAGTCTTAAAATAGTTAAGAGATTAGTTAGGAAAATAAACCAAGAGCATCGTAATAGTGTAAACTATACTCCAATCAATCCACAGTATCTTTTGAAGCAAACACTTCATAAGATAACAGAAGATATTGAGTTTCAAAGACAAGCAATTAAAACATTAGAGTTCTTTGAAAAGAAAGCGAATGATTATAATTTCAATAAAGGCAGGTCATATTATGCCTCTATAATTTATATTGCAGCCAATATAAATTTAAGACATGATATTACTTGTCAGAAAATTTCCGAAATAACCGGCTTTTCAAGATGGGTTATTTGGAGACAAACAAAAGCCATTCTAAATATGATTGGCTACAATAATGCAAAAGAATTAAAAGGCAAAGATATAAATAAAATAGGTGAATAAAATGGTAGGACTAAGACATATGGAAACTAGAAAACAAGTTTGTAGTTTTTGTAATAAAATAAAAGCAGTAACAATATGTGATAAATCACACAATCCGGTGTGCAGTAGTTGTGCAACAGTAGTGCCTGTATCTGAAAACATATCAAATACATTAATACAAATAGTTGCAAAAAAACACGCACCAAAAAGGCATGTGGATAAATTAGAAAAATTAGCAATTAAGAGAGGTGTTAAGTTTGACTTTTGAAAAAGAATGGAATAAGAAATGTAAAGAGATTTATACAATAGCAGTTAATCATGGCTTTTGGAAAGATACTGAAAGAAATGATGGTGAGGCTATGGCTCTCATTCACTCTGAAATTAGTGAGGCTTTAGAAGCCATGAGACATGATAATCCAACATCAAATAAGATAATGGATTTTACTAAAGTTGAAGAAGAATTAGCAGATGCAGTAATTCGTATTATGGATTATGCTTTTGGTAAAGATTTGGATATTGCAGGTGCAATTCTAGCAAAGATAGAATATAATAAAGACCGTGAATTTATGCACGGCAAAACATTTTGAGGTGAGAATATGAATATAAAGATAGTATATTATGAAAATGGAAGTCATATAGTTGAAACATATGAAAAAGCAGAAATAGAAGGAAAATTTGTTATTGGTGATGGGCCATTTAATGAATATATTGGTGTAAAAACTAAGACAGGATTTACAATGATTCCAAAAAATACAGTTATTTCTCTTGAATGTGAGGAAATACCAGAGTTCTTTTTAGCATCCTTTGAAGATATGAAAAGAAGGTATGAACAGATGAAACAAATGTTTGAAGCAGATTTACAAAGAGGCGCAGGATTTGGAGTTGGTTTTGAATGAGAAAGAGATTAACACCAATGGAAGAATTAACAACGAGAGAACTATTAATTAAAGCACTTCGCTATTTAAAAATTATAAATAGTATGGAAGCCTCTAATCCAGAATGGTATCTAAAAGAATTTAGAGGACATAAAGATTGGGAGATGGGCTTAACTACGACAATGATAGGACTAAAAAGAATTTTAGAGGAATCAACAGTATTACATTACCCAACTCCAATATATGATGTTCATGGTATTCGGACATATTCTTTTGCCTTTACAGGTGAAGATGGTATAGATTATATTTTAATTGATGAAGATATTAAAGATGACCTTGAGAATATGGAGGAAGAGTAATGAGAAAGATATTAGTTATAGGTGCAGGTGGAATTGGGTCATTTTTGATTCAATTTTTAAACAAAGTAAAATTATATGATATAACAGTGGCAGACCCCGATAAAGTTGAGGAAAAGAATATACCTTATCAGAACTTTGGTAATGGTCATATTGGACATAATAAGGCAGAAGTTATGAAAAATAATTATTACAAATCTGTTTCTAAAGCAACTCCATATCCTATTCTAACTGAAAAACAAATGCAAGGATATGATTTGGTAGTTTGTTGCGTGGATAACTTAGGAGTAAGAAGAACCTTATACAACACAAGTCTTAAATGGCTTGACCTTAGAGCGCAAGGCAGAAACGCTGCGCTTGTGTCACATAAGGCTAATCCTGAGATGTATGATATGCTTTTAGCAGGTGATGATAGAAGTTATTCTTGTCAAGGAGATTCGTGGGATGGAACAAATAAGAATGTTCATTTTATGCAAGTAGCAATTGCAGGATTAGGCGCACAATGGATTCAAAGATGGTTTAATGAAGAACAAGTAAGAGAATATATGGTGGTGAATGTATGAATAATAATGCAGATAAAAGAAGATTAACTTGGAACGGAGAAGTAATTGCTTGGATAGTAATTCAAAAATCTAAAGGTAAATCTTGGGAAAAGATAGCCAAGAGTTACAACAGAAAATATAAGCATAATACAACAGGTGGTTATCTTTATACTAAATACAGACAAACTCTTCTAACAGGTAAAGTAGTTACGCATAAAGAACATCTAACTCCTGAAGAGGAAGTATTTCTAAATGCTTGTTTCCTAAATAACTTTAGTGTTCTTAAAACTATAAATGGATTTGAAGAACAGTTTGGACAGAAGTTATCGAAAAAGCGACTTAGTGAATATCAAAAGAAGTTAGCAATACAAGGAAAGATTCAACATGAAAATATGGTGGAAAAACAAATAGAAAAGAGAGTGAATAATATGAAAAAAGGAAGATGGACAGCAAAAGAAACTAAACAATTGATGGCTTGTAAAACCCGTCAAGAAGTTTTAGCATTAGCAAGAAAACTAAAAAGAAGCGCAGGTTCGGCTGAACAAAAGTGGTATAACGCTAAGAATACAGTTAAGGTAAATAAACCAGAACCTTCGCCTAAACCACGAAAGAAAACTAAGAAGCAATCAAAGAGGACTTATTCTCCAAGATGGACTCAAGAGGAGGATTTTGATTTACTTTGTAACTTTTATGAGTTATCTATTGATGAAGCGAGAAAACGCTATAATAGAACATATAGCCAAATCGCAGGTCGCTTAGAAAAGTTGGTTGATAGCGCAAAACCTGAGCATATCTCAATGCTTATGAAGGCCGCAGAAGCCATCAAATCGAGAAAGGAAAAGGACTCAAAGCCCGTTAAACTATCTCGTAAGGAGAAGCGTATGGCTAAGAAACAGGCTAAAAAAGATAAGAAGATTGCTAAGGCTCAAGCCAAATTAGACAAGATAAGAGGTGAATAAATTGGGAAGACTGAAAGACCATTTTTTTGATGAAATAAATGATATGTATAGAGTAAATGATGAGCCAATAGAAGAACCTTCAGATGAAGAACTTGAAAGGTGGGATAGAGAACTTAATGAAGTTTTAAGACCACAAGCAGAACAATACATTTTAAATAAATATAAAGAATGTATTGATAGCGGCCATTACAGAAATGTTTGGAATACCTTTGAGTTTCATAGTGCTATTTGGTATGCTTCAACTGAAATACTACCTAAACTAGAAATTCAAGTTGTTATTGATGGTGACAATAATTGTTATGTAACAACAGGTTCAGCAGGATATGTTGAGTTTGGTATGCAACCGCCAATTGGAATGAAGTTACCGATTAAGTGTTGGATTCATACTCATCCTTTTGGTTCGGCTTATTTTAGTGGTGTGGATATTAGAACTGTCAGTATTTGGGACACAAATATGCAAAATGCTATTGTATTAGGCGGGTATAATCATTGGGGTTCTTGGACTAATAATAGTCCTAATGAATTAACTATCTATGTAAATGGAAGAGAAGATAGAATACAGAAATGGGGAAGTGAAGAAGAATGACTTGGGAAAAGGAAGTCATTAATTGGTTAACTCCGTATATTGATGATGTAACTGAATTACAATTCAACGAGAATAAGGATGCTCTTATTCTAAAGGTTGACGGAATAATGACAACAATTATTTCGATTCAAAAATTAGTCAAAACAAATACAATAAGAAAGGTGAATAAAAGATGACAAGAATGAGAACAATTAAAAACGGTTCAAGAACAGTAAGAAAATATCCTGATAGACCTATGAGTAAGGCTTCAAGATTTGTTCAAGACACAGACGATAGAGGTAAAAGTTTTCTTAGAGAAGAAAGAGTAGCAACGGTCAGTATAACTCTTGCTGAAAAGAGAAGGCAACATTTGTTAAATCACCCTAACGATAAAAACTCTAAAGGTAAACAAAAGGGTGTTTATTGGGGCAAGAAAGGATTTAGGGATAGGCAATTAACTAAATTTTACAAAGAACATATTTATACCTTTGTTGATGAAAATGATTTGTCAAGAAAGGAATGGGTTCGTATAGCAGGTTTTAGAGGCGAAGAAGAATGAGGGCATTAGGTAATTTTGCAGCAATTAAACTAGAAAACTCAGAATCTAGTTCTGGTATTCAAGTTAAAATAGATGGGAGAGGATTAGTCCATTCTTGTCCAGCATGGCCGGAAATAGAAGGTAAAATAGTTTTATTTGATGATAGACACAGACATAATACTTACGAAGATTATGTATTTGTTCCTTTAGAAGATTTGTTGGGGGTATTAAATTGATACAATGGACTCTTAGAAAAACAATTAGTTTGATGGGTAAAGTCTATGTGTTCTTAGATTCTTTTCTAAAGAATGAAAAAGGCCCGATTCTTGGTATTGATATTGATACTGATTTTGAGAATATGTCAAGAAAAGAATTATGTCAATATGTTGAAGACAAATTCAAATGGCAACATGGTGATTTTTGGAACTTACATTCCACCCAGAAAATTAGAGTGTGTTGTCAAATAGCAAGAAATAATAAATTTAAAGGTGTTAAAAAATGACTTTATATAAAAACAGAAGAATATTAATTCCTACTAAGAATAAGCCCAAAGAAAAAACTTTTGCAGAAGAATTAAAAGAATTACATCTAAGTCTTATCTCTAATGAGGAGAAGAAGAAAAAAGTGAATTACAAAAAATTGTATGAAGACCTCAAAAAAGAATTTGAGAAACTAAAATCACAAATGGAAAACAATAACCAAACGGTTTCAGGAAATAGTAATATACAAATTTCAGCAGGTAAAGATGTAAATATAACAATAAGCGAAGGAGATAATTTTAGAGATTCAGTAAAGACAGAAGAGAGCAGGTGAAGAAGAATGATTATACATGGAAAAGAAGTTAAAGAAAAACTATTAGAAGGAATTAATTTAGTAGCAAATACAGTTAAACCAACATTAGGGCCACAAGCAAAAACAGTTATTTTGCAAGGTAATCCTCCTGTTGTAATTAATGATGGTGTAACTATTACTAAGTATATTAATCATGAAGACCCTTATGTTCAAATGGGTGTTCAAATGGTTCAAAACTTAGCAAGTAAAGCACAAGAGGGAAGTGGCGATGGAACAACAACTGCTTGTATTTTAGCACAAGCATTTTGTAATAATATTGCTAAACTCGATAATATGTCTGTTCATACATTTAATAAAGACATAGAAAGAATTAGAGAAGAAATTATTAACGCATTAGATAATCTTGCTGAACCTGTTTCTGATGATGAAATTATGAATGTTGCGACTATTGCTGCAAATAATGATTCTAATTTAGGTGAATTAATTCAAGCGGCACTTTCTAAAGTAGGCCGTGATGGAATTGTTACTGTTGAAGAATCTAATAACTATCAAACACAATTGATTCTAAGAGAAGGTATGGAAATACCCGAAGGCTATTTGAGTCATCTTATGTGTAATACTGATAGCGGTAAAGTTGAGTTTTCAAATCCTGTTGTATTAATGTCTAATAAGAACATTAGAAAGTTTAAGGATATTATGCCTTTACTTGAATATTCAGCAAGTCATAGTAGGCCACTGTTGATTCTTTGTAAAGGTATGGATGGTTCAGCACTTAATAACTTAGTTATGAATCTTCTAAATAAAACGGTGGAATGTGCAGTAGTATTAGCACCTAACTTTGGTGATGCTCAATTAGATGAGTTAAGTGATATTCAGTCTCTAATAGGAGGAAAGGTATTCGCTGAAGAAAGTAAAGATGATATTACCTTATTCACTGAAACAGATTTAGGAACTTGTTCTAAAGTTATTATTACAAAAGAAACCACTACATTTATTGGCGGTGAAGGAGATACTTCTTCAAGAATAACTTCATTGAAGGAAACTGCCGAGGAAACAAAAGGACATGAATTAGCAAGACTAAAAGCAAGAATTGCTAGATTAAAAGGCGGAGTTGCTACAATTAAGATTGGCGCATCTTCATCTATTGAAATGAGAGAAAAGAAAGAAAGACTTGATGATGCTTTGAATGCAACAAAAGCGGCTTTAGAAGAAGGTATTGTTGTTGGTGGTGGATTAGCATTAATAGAATGTATGCAACAAATAAGAAGTAATCTTCCTAAATGGTTTATAGATGGACTACAAGCACCATATATAACTCTATACGAAAATAGTAATTTAGTATGTGATAACAATGCTAATTACCCGTATGGATTTAATGCACTAACAGGTGAAACTAGTAACCTTAAAGAAGATGGAGTATTTGACCCTGTAAAGGTAACTAAGAATAGTTTACTTGCGGCTATGTCAATTGCTTCTTTGTTTTATTCAACTGATGTTGCAGTATTGTTGGAGGAATAGATATGATATGCGAAAAATGTAACGAGAATGAACATGATATGGTTTTTGATTTTACTAATGGTGGCAAGAACTCTAACGGTAAAATAGAATACATTTGTTTTGATTGTTTTAATAATCTAATGTGGAGGGTTAAAAATGCTTGATGATAAAGACATTGTGAGAATGACTATTGTTTATGCAGACGGTTCTATGACTATTCTAGTTAAGAACAAAGATGGAACTTTAAAAGTTGAAAGGAGGCAAAAGTAATGAATTGCAGAATATGTGGAATAACATTTTATCAGACTAATTATCAAATAGCGTTTGGATGCACAGTATGTTCAAAATGTTCAAGAGGTGATTTAATTGAGAAAAAAGAAAGCAATAACAGTAACTTTACCAGCACCCCATAAATCAAGAGTTATTTGTCCTATTTGTAAAGGAAACAAATGTGTTGTTTGTAATATGACAGGTGAACTAAAAATAGATGTTGCCCCGAAGATTCCAATTCAAAGGGCGCATATTATCAAGTATGTTGTTGAAAACATACATGAAGTCGCAAGAGAAATAACAAAGAAATACGGTTTAGTTCCCGAAATTAATACTTCTGAGGTAATAGAAGTTAATGGAGGCCAATATGAAGTAGTTCAAATTTCAAGTTTAGGTGGTGTTTGTTGGGTAGTCAATTGTTTAAATAAGTTAGATACACCAAGATACTTTACATCTAAACAAGAACTAGATAAGTTCAGACAGGGGTGGATGAATTGACAGATGAATTACAAGTAATTGGAACAATAGTCCGTGATGCTCTTATGGAATGTAAAATTAAAAAGGGTAAATATTGGAATATCGAAGTCTTGGATATTCGTTGGTTTAAAGATAATAAACCAACAAACAAAGGTATTCGTTTGAATATGGAAGAAGCAAAATTATTATTAAGTATATTAAGGAGAGAGATAGATGAAGAGAATTAGTGAAGTTCAAGCAAAGAAAAGTTTGAGAAGCGCAAATGAAGAAAGACAATATGGTATGGGCGCAGTTCCGAGATTTATTGTTTCGGCTGGAAAGATAATTGATTTATTTGCAGTATATGTCGAAGAACAAATGACTGTTCCACCAAAAGGCGGAAGAGGATGCAGGGTTCAAAAAGAACATATTGATTTAGCATTTGGTAAGTTTTATCAGGCCATGAGAGAGTTTATGGATGGTGAAAAGAATGAATAAATATGATGAATTAGTAAATTGGTTGCGAAACGAACACAATGAAGTGTTTAATCAATGGGAACAAATAGAAGAAGTAATGCGTCTTGAAGCAGAACAAAGGGAAAAAGCAGGCGGTGTATTAGAATGAATAATAAACTATACATGATTACAGTAAATAATAAAAAGTTTGATGAATGGGCAAAGCAGCAAAAAATAAAACTAAAGAGGCGAAAGAATGAAGCAGCATTAGAACATTTTAATGTAGGTTATAATGATTGTGTAAATGCTAATTATTTAGTTAGGGCTTCATTTGTATGTTATTGGGAAATCTATTCTAATAACGACCTTGCAAGATTAGCACCTGCTATAACCCAAGCCTCTTTTATTCATATGTTACATCGTTTTATAGAAAGAGGCGATATGGAAGAAGTAAATGTTGTTCAACAAATTATGGCTAACTTTGTAAGACTATTATCTGTATTAGATACCCCGAATAAAAATAAGGAAGTGAATGAAAATGACATGGGCGAAAATGACGAGGATGCTTGAAGCAACAGACCAATTAATTCAAACGCAACAAGTTGCATTAATATCAAGAAGTCTTGATGAATTTAAGAGTAAAGGATTGGTATTATCTTTATTAGATAAAGATAATCTTGAGGCTAATAATTTAGGATTAGCAAAAGCGAAAAAGTGGATGGCTAAAATCTTTGATGTTTTTGATGATGAAATTGATGGATTAATGGCGGCTCATAATGATTTAGGAGAAGCAATTTATTATCTTGATATTTCGGCAGAAACAGAAATAGAAGCAGGGCTTCTTAGTGTAAAAATGGCTTTAGAATCAGATTGCGGTAAATTAGATTCTCAAGCATTTAGAAATGTTGAGGCTCTTATAGAAAATATGTCAGCAAATGAAAGACGCTGGTTTATTCGATACCTTTTGAGAACACCTCGCAATGGTATTAATCAAGGAACAGTTGCAAAGATTATGGCTAGACATTATGGTAAGAAGTTATCAGAAGTAAAGAAACATTTGAATTTTAACAATGTTCATACAACTTGTTCTTATTATGATAGAGATGCTGAACCTCCGTGTAATTTAACATACGGGAAGTTTGTATCTCCTATGCTTGCTAAGGAAATACCGATGAATAAGTGGCCGAAGGACTTTGTTGTTGATTACAAATATGATGGTAACAGGTATCAAATTCATATTGACGGTAACAAAACTATGATTTTCAACCGGAAGGGAAAGATAGTAACTCATCAATTTCCCGATGTTGTTGAAATTGTTCAAGGCTATGGTGTAAAAAATGCTATTTTAGATGGTGAAATCTATCCTATCTTAGAAAATGGCGCACCTGCACCTCATAAACAAATGGGAACAAGGGTTCATTCAAAGAATATTCAAGAGGCTATGGAAAGAGTCAAGGTAAAATGGGTCATTTTTGATTGTCTTTTGCTAAATGATGAAACAATAATGGACATTTCTTATCGTGAAAGACTTGAGAAGATGAAAGATTTGCCAAATCAAGCCCATAGAATTACAGAAGGAGACATAATGGCCTTTTATAATGATGCTATTAATGAAGGGTTTGAAGGAATCATTGTTAAAGATGCAACCGTTCCTTATGATGCTGGCAAAAGAAGCAAATCTTGGGCTAAATACAAACCTCCTTTGATTAATCTTGATGTAGTTATTCTCTCAGCCAAATACGGAGAAGGAAAGAGAGCCAATGTTTTCGGCACTTTTGAATTAGGAGTGAAGGCTAATAATGGTTATCATTCAGTCGGCTGGTGTGGTAGTGGCTTTTCTGATGAAGATTTAGTTAGTTTAACTAATACACTAAGAAGAAATGTTGAAAATTTCGATGATGGAAGATTCTTTGTTTCACCTGTTGTTATTTTAGAAGTAAAGGCTGATTTAGTTTCAAGAGATGAAAAAGGCAATTTAGGTTTAAGGTTTCCTAGATGTGTCCGTATTCGTGACGATAAGTTTGTTGTGGATATTAATACCTTAGAAGATGTGGAGAGATTAGAATGAATAAAGAGAGTGCCGGTTGGAATACAAAATATTTAACAGACTGTTTTGGTAAATCACTTAAAATTAGTGATATGAGTATGAATCAAGTTAATAATCACATTAAAATGTGTAATATTAAGACAAAAGTTATTCTAAAACAATTAGAAGGATTGTATCAAAGAAGATTTAATTTACATGAGGATTCTAATTACAAACTAAAAGATGCTAAAACCAAAATGGGTGGTTGGATTGGAATTAAAAAGGATAAAAAAGGCGAGAGAATGCAACAGATTCTAATTACTGCTTTAGATTTCTTACAGAAAGGTAAGTCTCTTGAATTAGTTGAAGCCATTCTTACACAAGCAAAGGAGGAATTTGATTGATTCAGCAAGGTGAAATGACTATTATTGATACAGTTACTTACAGATGTATTCAGATAGATAGTGAAGGTTATGCTCATTTAAAAAATATATTACATGAGCAAGGCAGACCTAAAAAAGTATTACAGAAGTATTGTCCCTATATTCAAGATGGTCAATTAATTATACCGGAAAAACCAGAATATAAGCCTCCACCTAGAACCACTAAAATTAATGTAACTAAACTCATTAAAGAGAACACTGACTTAGTTGTTTCTAATGAAGCAAAGTATTTTCTAAGTGAATGGGTTGAGACGGCTATTTGTAATCTAATTTCAAATGCAGAACAGAATGCTATTCGTAAAGGAGATAATCGAATAGATGCAGGACATATATTTTGGTTAGAAACAAACTCCCTTCCCGATGGCTATTGGAAAGAAAACAAAAAGTATATGCAGGATTGATACCTATGTATAGTAAAGATATGTTGATTGGTATTCTTTTAGGTTCTTCTAAAATGGATTTTCATATTGAAAGAGCCAATGATTCATACATAGGTTATAGAATTAAACTTAAACTAGTATTAAGAGCAGATGAAGATTTCTTGAATGGTGTAAAGCGTTCACTTGAACAACACCAAATTACTTCCTCTTTCAAAGAAAAAGAAAGTAAAACACGACCTAAACCTGTTCTTAAAATAGGCGGTATTAAGAATCTATACAAAATATGTAAATTAGTTCCAACACTACCAGATGCAAAAGGCGAATGGTTAGTATTTAGAGAAGTAGTTGATTTACTTTCAGAGAATAAACATAAAACTAGCGAAGGACTAGATAGAATATTTGAATTAAAAGGGGTAATTTAATGGGATTAACCAATATGAGTGACAATAGAGCAATATTAATAACAGGTAAAGTAGGAACAGGAAAGTCAACAAAAGCACTTACATTCGTAAATAATCCTATTATTTTATATGCGAATGATATTGATTTCGATGTGGGTTCATTTCCTGTGGAGAATGGTATCGTTATCGAAGATGTGCATTATAAACCCGATAAGTCTGCAATTCTTAATATAATTAGACATTACAAAGGAAAGGTTGTATTGACTTCAATTAATCAAAAGTCTGTTCCAAAAGAAATATTTGATATGTGTAAGATTAAAAGAGCAGGTTCTTTTAATCATTTACAAGAATCAATTAAGAAAATTGCGCCACATAGCGAATCCCCTCTTTCGTTTGAGAGAGACACCTATTCGCTAATGAATACTTATCTAAAAGAAAAAGATAGAGATTTAGTGGCAAAACTACTACTCTTCAATAAACCGGCAGATACACAAATATTATCTTGGCTTATTGAAAACATGAATCCTAACAGATTAATTTTTGTTGATGGAGTAGTTAAAAGAAGATGGAGTCAAAGGTATTTTTATGAAATGTTATCCTTTGCTTATCAAGGTGATTTTTATGGTAAAATAAATATGCCAAAAAGAAGGGCGTATTCACAATTACCTAAGTTATCAAGAAGGCTTGGAGTAAAGAATCCAAATCTTCTTCCTGCTTTATTGAAAGATGAAGCATTTAAACAACACGCTAAAAAGAAATTAAATAATACAGAATGTCGATTATTAAAGATTGGCGAAAAGAAAAGAAAGAAAAAGACTGACCCAATTAGGGTTCAGCAATCTTCATTAGAAGATTTTATGAGGTGATTATATGGCACAAGAATGGTTAGTAAATAAAATAATAAAAGTAATGGGAAAGGATGAATTAATAGTTAATGAAATAGTTACAAGATTGCAAGAAGAAGGTAAATCAGCAAGAAATGTAAGCAGAATGCAAGTAGCAGGTTTAATGTCAAAACATAAAACTTTTGAAAAAGTCAAAAACCCAATTAAGAAACATGCAACAGTTTGGAGGAATAAATATGCTATGGACTGAAAAATATAGACCAAATAAATTAAGCGATATTATTGGACAAGAACATTTTGTTATGGATGCTAAAGGTTGGATTGAAGAAAATAATATACCTAATTTGTTATTGTATGGGAATCCCGGAAATGGTAAAACAAGTGCAGGTTTAGTTATATCTAAAGAAATTCTAAAAGATACCTTTTCAGATAATTATGTTGAAGTGAATGCTTCTGATGATAGAAGATTAGAGACTGTTAGAACCACTATTAAACAAATAGCGCAAAGTGGAACAATGGGTGGTGCGCCATTTAGAATAGTATTACTTGATGAAATGGATGGTATGACTACTGATGCTCAAAACGCATTAAAGAGAATAATGGAGAGATATGCTAACAATATTAGATTTATTATCACTTGTAATGATAGAAACAAGATTATCTTTGCACTTCAAAGTCGTTGTGCAAACTATCATTTCAAGCCGGTTTCTAATGAAGATATGTTAGAACTATTAACAACAATTCTCAAGGGTGAAGAAATAACTCGATTTACGCAAGAAGAGTTGCACTCCTTTATATACTCATTGAATGGTGATATGCGGAGGGCGATTACGGAACTTCAAGCGGCTAACTTTAGCAATTCCACCCTCAAAAAACAAATAGAGTATGGCTTAAACCAATACAAAAGATTACTAATGAAGATTGTTAATAAAAATGGAACTCAATTAAGCGCAATACATGATTTACTACACGAAGGATTATCCATTCGTGAAATCTGTATTGGATTACATGATGCTGTTATTAATTCTGAATTAGATAGTAACACTAAATTTAAATTCCTGAGAACAATAGGAGAAAGCGAATGGCGTTCAACCACTATGACTCCTAAAGTATTAGCCTCATGGTTAATAGGACAACTATCATAGACTTGAATAAAAGAAAAAGAGGCGAAAAATATGAATGAAAATTTAAAGGCTGAAATAGAAAAGAGCGCACAATATATTAATTTGAGCGTTGAAGAAGCGATGAACAAGTTTGAAGAAATTTGTTCAGAAAATGGAATAGAAACAACAAATCCTATTGCTAAAGGACTTTGGAGAAACTTTGTTGCTAATGCAAGAAGAAGCCAAGAAAGCGGCGATTCTTCTAGTGGTGGTAATGATTCTTACTATAAGTCGGCATTTGGATTCTTTGTTGCTTTAGATGCACCAAGAGATATGATGGCTTGGAATAGAATGCAAGCAAAAGAAGAATTTAAGCGTGATGCTGACAATGCTCTTGAAAAAGGAATTGTTGCAGTAGCAAATCAAAATGCTTTGGGTAAATGGGTAGTTTCTCGTTATCATCACGGTGAATACGATGAAAAGACTATTTCCACTTTACCTTCAGGTGCAGAAGAAACAGAAGATGGTAGTTTCTTTATTCCATTAGATAATACACCAACATATATGAATGGTGGCAAAAACAACAATTACGGTAAGCCATTACCTGCTGAACAAATGAGAAGAAATGGTATATTCTTTGGTTCTATTGGAACAGGAGAGATGAAGTCTTATTATTTCTCATATAAGAATCAAGGTGGAGTGGACTTTGCACCAAATACTTTTGAATGGTGTCATTTCCTTTGTGTAGCAAATGATAATGGAACTGACCTTTATGGTGCTAAGGATTTAACAGTAAATAGTTTAACTATGAATGCTGATATGAGTCCAGAAAGTGAATTGTATCGTGATATGTCAAACTTTGATTTTGAAGATTGTTTGAGAAATAACTTTGCATCTCACTTAGTTCCATTGGTTGATATGGATAAAGCACATATTCAAAGACAAGGACTTCCTTCAAAGGAAAGATTTGTTATTACAGATGGAACAGTTTGTAATATGAATATGACTCCAACAAAGAACGGTAATCGTATTATTAATCTAACTGATTTGAATGCAGAAATGGATTATGATAATGATTCGGGAATAACTACTTGTTGGATTCCAAGTCATTTAACCCTTGACTTTGGTATTGGTTCTTCTGTTATTGTTGTTGGCCGAACAAGCCAAAGAACAATTGATGGTGAAGTTGAACCTGTAACAATTAACACAACGGGTCTATTCTGTGTAATTAAACACGGTTCAGCCGTTGAAGTATCTCAACCTGTTGAAGAAGATTTCGATTGGTTTTGAAGTGAAACTCCATTCTAATCTCCCCTAGAAATGTCGTGACTCTTTTTACACTAGAAAGAGACAGTTTGTTTGGGGGTATGATGTGTTGGCGACATTACAGATTTCATGTTGAGATTGGGAACGGTAGCAAGATAAATGTGACTTGTGGAGAAATTGACATTCAAATGGGTGCAAAGCCCTATCCCTTTGGAGGGATTTTATGATTAAGAATAAAAGATATTTAATAAAAGCAAATAGTTATATTATTGACTTGTATAATGTTGATTTTATAACATGGAAAGAGAACGATAAAATGGAGTCAACATTTTGGGTGAAACTACATATTGGTAGTAAAGAAGCCCGTTATGTTTGTAACTCCATAGAAGAAGTAAAGACTTTACTATTAGCATGGACTGATATTAGAGGTAAGAAAATAGAAATAAAAGATGAAGAGGTGATTGAATTATGGGATTAACCAGCAATAAAAATACAGAAGCAGTAGCGAAGGGAATGGAAAATAACGCAAGAGTTATGGCATTTCGTGATAAATTGAAAGCGCAAACAGAGAAGAGATTAAGTCGTAGTAATCGCTTAATTTGTGGTATTTGGGGAGAACCAAAGACTGTAAAAAGCGGCTTGGCTTTAGACTTTCCAAATAAACAAATCTATGTTTTAGATTGGGATGATGGTTGCGAACCAACATGGAGACAAAACCATAAAATGACAGATAGGATTACTTTGTGGAATCCTGAAGTTAGAAATCATAATGGTGAATTAGATATACAAAAGTCTGAAGCAAATTCAGAAGATTTTGTTTTAATGGTAAAAGAACAAATTGAAGCGGGAGAAGATGTTCTCTTTGTATTCGATGGTATTGATAAATGGCTCGATTGTTGCACACTTCATGTAACAGGTTCTTCTAAGATTGGAAAGCCACAAAAGATGAAGTTTGAATGGGGAAAGCGTAATGCACCATTCTATTCACTTCTAATGATGTGTAAAAACTTAGAATGCGACCAAATCTATATTACTCATGCTAAGGCTGATTATGGCTCAACAGGAGAAGTAGTAGGAACAAAACCTAATTGGCACAATTGGGGAGATTACCTACATCAAATTATTAGCACCCGAAGAACACGCAAAAAGAACGATGTGGTTTACAAAGCAGAACTATTGTCAAGTAAAACTAACACCGAATTAGTGGGCAATTCTTGGGAAACATTAACCGTTGGTAGTGGTAATGTTACTTGGAATGGCATTAAAGAATTGCGTGAGGGATTAATTTGAAGTTTAATATAGAAGCAAGCGTCTTAAAAGAAGCATTGGAAAGTGTGCAGGTTAAAGGCAAAGGTCAAACTGCTAATGGATTTGGTAACACTAGTTTTGGTGATTATGCTTATCTAGTTATTAGAGATAATATATTAGAAGTTTGGAATGGTAGCCCAACTGCCTGTGTAAAAATTTCTATTCCTCTTGATGGAGAAATAGAAGAAGGTAGTGTATGTGTGTATATTCCTCAAATGCTTCCTTATCTAAAGTCATTTGATGATGTTTCTGTTGCAGTAAATGATTTTATTGCTCTAACTTCAGGAAATAGAAAGGCTTCAGTGCCTTTGGTTGTTCTTCATCCAAATGCTGATGCCTTAACAAGACTTCAAAATATGTTGAATCCAATTAGATATGAAGTGCAACCAACTACAATGTTTAACTTCGCTAAATCTAAATTTGAAGGAGTATTTGTATTAACTCAGCCGCAACTGCAAGATGCAATTAAATCTTGTGAATTAGTTAAAAGCGGAGTTTATAAGTTTGATTATAATAATAATGTGTTGAAGGTATCAACAAGATTAGATGTAACAAACAAATATGAAGAAACTATTACTCCTGCATTTCCAGCAGGAGAACCAGCAACAGTCGAGTTTAGTAGTCCGGTGTATTCTTTCTTTAAGAAACACCAAATGCTAAATGTATTTATGAAAGATGAGTTTCCGCTTTTAATTGTAGCAGATGATAGAATGCTATTAAAAGCACCACATATTAGTGGGTGAGTATATGATTATTAGTAAAATGAATGACGGTAAAAATATCTATAAATCTTGGAGAGAAAACGGAGAGAAGAAATATGAAATGGTGGAGTTTAATCCTTATTTTTATATTTCTTCTCAAGAAAACAAACCTATGACATATAAGCCTAGTAAATATATTACTAGAGATTTTAGATATGAAGAGGGTGATTGGGTAAACTTACAGAAAGAACCTTTACAAAAGGTATATGTTGAAACTTCTTTTGATATTAAGAAAGCAAAAGATATGTTTTCAAGAACATATGAAGCAGATGTTCCTTATCATTTTAGATATTGCATTGATGAATTACATGAAATGCCCGAATATAAACTGCGAAAGTGGTATTGGGATATGGAATGGCAACAAGGCGGTAAATATCACGATTGTATTACAACTATTGTAGTCTATGATAATTATGATGAAGAATATTATCAATGGGTATGGTTTCCCGATGCCCCCTCTCATTTACATTGGAAACAATCAGATAAGATAGCGGTATTTAATAGTGAAAAAGAAATGATTGAGTCTTTTATGACTACAATGATTGTAAAAGACCCCGATATGTTAATCGCTTGGTTTGGTAATTTTGCGGATATTCCTAAGTTATTAGAACGGGCTTGTGCAGTAGGATTAAATCCTTCTATTATTTCACCTATTGGTTTTGTTAAAGGTATTAAAAAGAAAAAAGATGAATATACTTTTGCTTATGCTGAAAAGGGATTTAGCCCTATTGAGCAACCTATTGGTGGAAGAATATGTTTATCTTTAGACTTAGCATTTGAAAGACAATGGAATGATTCTCAAAGAGGAACATTACCTTCTCTTTCTCTTGATTATATTGGTGAAATAGTTCTTGGTAAAAAGAAGTTAGTTTCAGAAAAGTTTCCAGATACAAATGAATTTTATAGAAGGGCTTGGTTAGAAGATACACAAACTTATCTTGACTATGCTATAAAAGATGTTGAATTGATTGTTGAAATAGATGAAACAAACTTTTGTAGTGAGGCTATTCTTTCTTTGCAAAGATTACTAAAAGCACCATTTGATGCTTGTTTTTATGCTAGTCATATGGGTTCTATTTACTTTATGCGTAATGCTGAATGGAAAGCACCAACAGGTAATAAGAATGAAGAAAGAAGAGAATATGACGGGGCTATGATTTATGACCCATTAAGTGAAGGAACAAATGGATTACATCTTAATGTAGCAGCATTTGATTATGCAGGTCTATATCCCGCTATGATGATTTCTAGGAACATTTCATGGGAAACTAAATCATTAGAGCCAACAGAATTTGCAGTTAATATTAGCACACCAAGAGACTTTAGTGAAGTAAAACATGAACAAATGCTTTATTATAAAACGGATAAACTTGGGCTATTACCAAGAGCCGTTCTTGAACTCAAAGAGTTGCGAAACGAATATAAGCGTCTTATGCGAGAGGCGAGAGAAGCGGATAATAATAGCGAGTATGTTAAATGGTATAACAATCAAATGGCTGTAAAGCGATTAATGGCTTCATTTTACGGAATTGTTGCCTTTCAAGGCTTTGGATGGGCAGACATTGATTTAGCCGCAAGTATAACTGCAAGTGCAAGAGAAGCAATTAGATTAGCAGCATTTAGCGCAAAGGAGATGGAAGTATGAAATGTCCTGTATGTAAAAATGGAGAACTTAAAATGTCTTATTATAAGAAAACTAATTACTCATATAATTCAAATAATAAAGAAGTCGCAATATTATTATGTAATATTTGTGGACATAAGGAGAGGTTTGTATGAATATACATATGGAAAGATGGATTAAAGAGGCCGTATTAGAGACAGATGGAGAATTTACTGCAAAAACTATTCTTACGAAAATAGTTGAAAAAAAGGGCTCTAGTCCCTATGTTGGTAGTGTTACCGGAATAGGTTGGCTTTTAGGTAAACTTGATAATGTTGAACAGATTTGTAAAGGTCATTCTTCTAAAACTTATAGGAGGATTAAGAATGATGACTAAATATGTAACAGTTAAAGTATCTTATGATACTGAAGAAACTTGGGAAACTACCTTACAAGAAGTAAAGGAGTTATTTCAAATGATGAACAACTTAAAGCGTCATGCTATCATTATAGATATAGAACAAGGTGTTAATCATGATGATGGACAAAACGAATGAGTTATTAGAGGAATTGCTGGCTATGATAGCAAAATCAAATAGGATATTAATGATGGTAAATATCGTAAACATAGCAACCATTATAACAATAGTGACGGTGATAATGTGACAGATAAATTAGAACAAGAAATTAAAAGATTAACTATGGAGAATGAAGGGTTAGCGGAGAGAATAAAAGGTCTTGAAAATAGAATAAGACTTTTAGAACACGAAAGCGAGGATAGGGTTCCTTATTATATTGTGGCAAAAGCAGTTCATGAAATGCAAAATGACCTTAAAAAGTTGCATCCTGAATTGACATTTAATAATAATGTATATGCACCCGATAAAGTGGGTGGTGTTTGATGGATAATGCTGAGAAAATAGCAAAGGCAATTGTTAATGATAAAAAGATGTTTAATCACATCAAAAAATCTATTGCTTGGAGAATAAGTGATGTAATTCTTAGTGAAAAACTCGAATCTATATCAACCATTGACAATATTACACAAGAAGTTAGAATGAATCTAAAGGATGAAGTTAGGGCTATAATACTAGAAGAATTGCCTAATGCTTTAGACATTTGGCTTGCTATGTCGGGGGAAGAAGAATGAAAGTAGTTTATGGGCATACAGATTCAATCTATGTTCAGATTGATTCAGTTGAAAAGGCTCAAACTGCTATTAAACAAATAGAATCTAAAGTTAGAGAGCATTTTCCTAATGTATTAGGATTAGATGAACACCCTGTTCAATTAGAGTTTGAAAAGTATTTTTCTGCTTTAGGTGTAGGAACAACAAAAAATCGTAATGCCGGTTTGGTATCTTGGGAGGATGGAGTTTGGTTAGATAAGCCAAAGTTTACCATGACAGGATTTACTGCGAAAAGAGTAAGTGAAACTAAACTAGCAAAAGAAGTTCAAACTAAAACACTAGAAATGTGGGTTTCTCAAAAATCTTATGATGAAATAAATAAGTATTTACATAATACTTATCAAAGTGTTTTAACAGGAGATATACCTTTAGGTTCTCTTCTAAAAAGAAGCAGATTAAGACCTGCAAGATTCACAGTAAAATGCCCCGAATGTAAAACTAAATATCACATTAGAGAATGCTTAGATTTGAAGCATTCAGTTTGTAAAAAGTGCGCTACGGAAACTTCTAAGTTTACAACTCTTGAAGGTAAGAAACCAACAATAGGTTCGGGTATAGCAGGGGTTTTATACGCTTGGGAAAAGAAAGACACTAATTTTGATGATTCATATATTTTTCTAAAAGTATTGACTAATAATGCGTTTTATACCCATCCTTTAACGCAAGAAAGGCGAGATGTGGAATACATATCAGGCACAACCGAGAAGGATTTTGAGGGTTATACGCCCGATTGGGAACACTATGCGAATCAAGTAATAAAGAAGGCTGAACCTATTTACAAGGCTATGGGTTGGGATATATCGTCTATTAGAACAGGACATAGACAATCAAGCCTTGACGAATGGTGGTGACAAAAATGGATATAGATGAAAAATACAAAGCAAGATTAGGTTCTATGAAAGAATATACTTATGATTTTCAACCAGAAAATTATAATGACCCTTCTAAACCAATACTAAAAATTAGTAAATCATCAATGATGAGTTACTTATGGTGTCCTATGAAATACAAGTTCAATTATATTGATAGATTGCCTCAAGACCAAACCGAGGCTATGCGTAAAGGAACAGTATTACATAATCATAGAGAAGAGTTTTTCAATGTCTTTGATATTAAGAAAGCAGAACAATTAAACAATAGTGAAGTATTAGAATACTGCACAAGTTTGATGCCTATTGATGATTATTTTGATATATCACTAACAGTGGCGGCTTTTGAAGCACAAAGATTTATTGAAGCAAGAAGTGAAGATAAAATAGAAGAGTATTTGCCTGTTCTTAATGAAGGAATGTTTGATTGTGAAATAACAATTAAAGCAAATACTAATCCAAAATACCCTCTATCAAGAGATTATGTTGTTCATCTTCAAGGTATTATTGATAGAATATTTATGGAAAATGGTGGACTTATTCCTTTTGAATACAAAACAGGTGCTTGGAGAGATAGCAAACAAAGCGATATGAGAAAGGAAATGGCTTTCTATCAAATAATGATAGAAAATGCACCCGAAGAAGTCTTAGCAAAGCATGGTCTAAATAAAGATATGCAAGTTACTCATTGGGGTTGGTATTACCCTGCTTCTAATTATGTTTATGCAGAAGAAATAAAGAAGGCTTCTAAAACTTCTGTGTTTAAATCAATAGCAAAAATGATTTGGGCATATGAAAACGAATTTGAAGCATCTTTCTTCCATAAGACCTGTTCGCAGTATTGTGCTTATTATGGCATTTGTCCTGCGGCTCAAGAAAACACATGGTTGTGATATAATGAAAGAATTGATAAAGAAAAAAGTATTAGAAAGAAATTGGACATTTAGTGAAATATCTAACTTAAACGAAACAGTTACTATTTTATCTAATGACATTTATAGCGAAATGACTTTAATTGAGAAATTTAAACTAGTCCATGATTTACGAATAAAAGATGAATATGTAGGTATGCACTTTGATGAAATACTAAAAGAAACAGTAATGATAGTTTTATCCGGCGAAGTCGCCCAAACAATAAGAGAATTATTACAAGGTGCAACAATTAGTTTTGGAGGCAATAACAATGAAATATCCGAGAGAAGTGTGGGCAGGGAGTCACATAAAGAACGCCCCACAAATGAAAAGAAAAGTCGTCTTATCGAGGAATGATTATGCTATCTTTGTTAACGCTCAAAATAATAGGACAAATGTTTATACAACCGTTTACGACTTTGAACATTTTTCAGAAAAAGCAAAGATAGAATCCTCAGTTATTATTGATAGAATATTTTTAGATTTTGATGCTCATTCAGATAATTTACAAATGGCTTGGCGTGATGTAAAACAGGTGATGGAATTGGTAGTAAATAAAAATTATTTACATACTCTTTTCTTTTCGGGAAGAGGATTTCATTTATTCTTATTTGGTAAGCGAGCAAAAGACATGAGAAGCGTTCAAGTTTTATTTAAAGAAATAAAAGAATATTTGGTTTCTAAAGTTGGTAAAAACAATACTCTTGATGATAGAGTAGGACAAACAACAAGACTTAGAAGAGTTCCTAATACAGTAAATATGTCTTCTTCTGATAAGAACGGTAATCCCTATTATTGTATTCCGTTAACAATTGATGACCTTTCTAAAGACTTAGAGGCTATTCTTACTTTAGCCCAAAGACCCCGCCTTATTCCTTTCAAGAAGGGTGGAAAAAATGAGGTCACATTTCCCGATGCCCCCCCAATCAAGGCAATAGAGGGCGAAGTTTCTGTGCCGAATACGATAGGGAAACTTCCAATGTTGCCCTGTTTGCATAATGCCGTTATGACGGAGAATCCTTCGCATATGTCAAGAGCATACTTAGTATCTTGGTATAGAGATTTGATTTCGGGGTATCGTGATTTAGTTTCAGGAGAAGAAAAAATGAAAACTCTTGAGTTAATAGTTGAAGAACTAGAAAGAGTATTTGCTAATTCAGATACAGTATGGTTAGATTGGGATAAATTAGAAACCAAAAAACACGCAAGATTTACAGTGTTCAATAATTATAATACTCCGCATTGTGATAAACTCATAAGTGAAGGATATTGTGTTGGTAAATGTTGGAGGTATCACGATGCTAATAATTGATTCAAGAGAAAATTCAAGACTTTCAAAATTAGTGATGCAAAAAGCACACGCATTACAAATTAAACATGAAAAGCGTTGGATTGAAATAGGTGATTATGTTTATGATGATGTTTGTTTTGAAGCAAAATCAGCAACAGATTTCTTAGGTTCAGTAATGTCCAAAAGATTATGGACACAATTAGATAATATGGATAGACATTATCAAACTAATGTCGTTATTATCTATGGTGAATTAGATGAAGCAATACATAACATAATAACTAATTCTCCAAGTAATACACCAATTGGCTCAAGAAGTATTATGTTAAATAATAAATTTCTAGGGGCAGTAGGAAGAATAGTATTAGATACAGATATTAAACCCTTTTGGGTAAAAACAGAAGAAGAAGCAGCATTAATAATAACCGCAGTAAGTAAAATGAAACCATTGACTAGAGATACAATAGCACCACAAATATTTAAAAGAATCACAACAGACGATTTAAGATTAGATTTACTAAGCAGTATAAAAGGCGTATCAATAAAGAAAGCAAAAGAATTAATAAAACAATTTGGTTCTATAATGGAAATAGGCGAATGTTCAGAATTTGAATTACAGTCAATTGAAGGTATTGGAGAAACCTTAGCCAAAAGAATACTCTCCACATTACACTCAGAAGAGAAGGTGAAAATATGAATGAAGATTATAATGAAGAAGAATATATGGCTGCATTTGAAGAAAATGCAGGTGTATTTAGCGAAGCATTACCGGCTATTGTTAGAGAGTTTCAAAAATCAGCAGTTGAAGTATCTCACTATAATGATATACCGGCAGGAATAAGTTTCTTTACTATCTTAGGACAGATTTGTAAAGATTTTATTATTATTCCAAATGGAAGAAACCACGAAGATACAAGAGTTCACTTTTGTTGGGTTCAAACTTCAGGAACAGGAAAATCAACATTATATAATTTTGTTGGGCCGGTTGCTCAAGGAGTATTTAAGAGAATTAATGAATATAACAGGCATCCTCCTTTTGTCAAAGAAAATATTCCAATGAATAGAATCTTTGATGTTTTTGGTGTGACTGATTATACCGATTCAGTTCTTATTGGTGGATATGATAAAGAAGTTGATGATGAGGGAGAAATCCTCTATAATAGAAGACCGGGAGTTTTAGAAGGTAATGGACTTGCTCATTGGGATGAATTTGAGTATTCTGGAATCTTTAAACAAAGCCAGCATAAAGAAAATTCAATCGTGTATCTAAATACTCTAATGAACTCATTAGCCGGTGAATCTTGGATTATTTCAAAAGCATTAACTTCTTTTGGCGGTATGATTATGGAATGTTTCTGTGAGCGTTCAGTATTGGCTATGACTTATCCTCCATCTAACTTAAATGAAATTATGGCTGAAAAAGGTGTTCTTCAGAGAATGCTATTGTATGTTTGGGAAGTTCCTGAGTTTATTCAGCATAAAATGAGATTAGAGCAAATAGAAAAGGCAGGAACAGTTGAAGAAGTTAATCAGCCAATTGAAAGATATTCTGAAGGTTTATTTAAACTCTATAAATTAACTCAAGAAAGATTTAATGAAGTAGGCGGCGACCCACTTAAAACTATGAAATATACTGAAGATTTCAACCAAGTATTGAAATTAGAATATGAAAGTATGCGTATGTATTTACAAAACACTAGAACCGATGTTGCAAAAATAGCGGGTAATTTTACCACCCGTTTGATGAAAATACTGTATAAAATGTCTGTTCTTTGTAGTGTCGCTTCTGCACCATCAATCAAAGAAAAAGATAAACAATTCGTTGTTACAGGGCATAATGTCCGTCAAGCGGCTACTATTGTCCGACAGTGTTATATGACATTGGTTGATTGGCTTGAGCGAAGCCTACGGGTAAAGCGACAAAGCATCGCAGAAAATTCGCTTGAATCAGTCTTTATAGAAGTATTTAACAAAATAAAGAAAGATGAGCAAGGTTTCGTCAATAAAACAACACTCCTAACAGAAGTTCGTAACAAGGCTAAAAAGTCAAGAGCGCAAGTGTATAGACATTATGAAGTGGTTAGACACAAGTTTGAAGAAGAAAAAGGTAGCGGTAATAGAACTTATGTTAGGTTAATAAAAGGTGATGAAGAATGAAATGGGAGAATACCTATTTAGTATTTGAAGTAGCAAAAGGGCCAAAGGTAATTATTGAAACTTTAAACACTTATGGTGACGATGGTTGGGAATGTTGTTCTCAATTAATCGTTGCTGGTTCTCAGATTGTTTGTTTTCTAAAAAGAAGAACAGATATAGATGAAAAACCGAAAGTGGATAAAGAAACAGAAAAGATTTCTAAACTTTGGTCTAATGGTGAGTAATATGTCAGTGTTAGCAATTGACTTAGAAACTAAAAATATGTCTTATGACATAGGTGGGTTTAGTAATACCCATATGTTTCAAGTATCAACAGTTGCTACATGGGATGGCGCAAATGGAACTGTTTATGTTGATGAAGCAGTTGATTCATTTGCAAAGTCTGGACACATAATTAAACCATTATCTGAACTAAAATATGATTTAGATAATCATTTAGAGAAGGGCGGAGTCCTATTAGGACATAATATCAAAGCATTTGATTTGCCTATTCTTAGGGATTCTATGGATATTTTTTGTATAAATAAATACTTAAAAAATGAAAAGTTTATAGATACTTCAAGAATCTTGATGAAAGAGCATGGTGAAAGATTTCAGTTAAAAAATCTTGTAAAATGCACTATGAATGATGCTAAACTAATGGATAGTGCAGATGCGCCTAAGTTATGGAAAATGGGGCAATATGATGAAGTCGTTGAGTATTGCATGAAAGATACTCAATTAGTATTTGACTTGTGGAAATACGGTCAAGAAAATGGAATAGTTAAAGCCTTTTCTTTAGAAAAAGGTGAACATAAAGAATTAGAGGTGAAATGGTAATGACAGGCTGGGAATGGTTTGGTTTATTTGTATTTCTCGTTGTTCTGATGCTTTTGTTCTTTGCGGCATTTGGTGGAACTAATATCACCGATGAAAGCGTTGAAGAATATATGAAGCGTCTGATGGGCGAAGAAAATAGAAAGTGATTATATGGCATTAAAACAAGTTTGTCCTTATTGTAACGAGTCAACCGTTGCAAGAAGGCTACTTGGATTTTATGTAGGTTCGCCCCAACAAGTTAAATTGTGGGAGTGTCGTGCCTGTAACGGAATATGGTCTGAAAAAACAATTTGAGGGGGGCTTCGGCCTCCCTCATTTTTTTTTGGTTTTTTAAAAATTCCAATTTTTTATTTCGCTTATTATAATTTATATGGGCTAAATCAGAACGATGCCGCCATAACGGTAAAAGGAATATCAACAACAACAGTCGATACTCCATCACTTACAGTGCATCGTGCTAAAAACTCAGCATCAAAAACATCTCCGCCATTTGCGCCCCTTGCGCCATCTATTGTAGGGGCTAAAGTATTTGTATTAGTTGCACCTATTGTATTAACTGAGAAAAAGGGAAAACTTGGGTGTAAAGGCAAACTATTTTCTTGAACTTTAGTTAATGTCCAAGAAAAGGTATAACTTCCACTTCCTCCACTTGGAATGACTGTTGCGCTTAATGCGCCATTAGGCGTAGTAAAACTAACAATTGAGCCTGTTGCTACATCTGACATATCAACATCGGGGATATAACTTCCGGCATCATTTGAGGCTGCTAAAGGAACCGAAGCGACTCCATGTGCATAAGAATTAATTATAATTATTCCCATAATATCATGTCCTATATCCATATAATGTAACTTTCAATCCCTTTCCTTTTGCGCTTGACCCTACTTGGTCTATATCGAAAGTAATTAAAGCGTTATCGGCTAAAGCAGTATCATTAATACCAGCCGCATTTGCTGTTGTTCCGCTTGCGGCAATAGTAGGGCGATTAGATTGAGTTGAAAAAATTGTGCTACCTGCTTCATTAATATCAACTATAATAGATGCACCCGTAGGTGCAGTATTTACAGAAGCCTTTACTTTAGTTAAAGTCATGGCAAAAGGCATATGAAAAGACGCTTTTCCTGTTCCTGTTGTTAAATCAGTTGTTTCATCAGATAAGGCAACAATAATAACTTCTTCAACTCCTTTTAATTGAATATTATTATCGTGCGTAACAGCAGTAAATGAAGCGGTTCTTGAAGTGCCGCCATCATCTTTAACACTAAATTGTATAACCTTATCATTAACAGTATTACTTATTATCATATCACTTGAAGAACTTTCAACTGTAAATTGCGAAGCAGCCCCAATAGTTAAAGTATTTCCTCCTAAATTAACTTGGTTTTCAACAATAGTAAAGTTATTAGCATCAGGGTTTCTTAATAGTGCGCCATTCTTCATAGCAATTTCTCCACTACTTGCTTTAACGCTAAATAATTCATCATCCCCTTCATCTCCATCTGAATCAGAATCTTGATAAATTTCAAACTTAGCATTAACATTGTCATCTCCTAATATAACTCTAACATCTCTTGTTGCGCCTTTATTTTTAAGTAAGGTTCTATTAGAATCAGCACTCATTGTCATACCTTCAGTAAAGGCATTTGAATCTTTATAACCAAGAGAAACAGAATTTGCCATTTTATTAGTAGTTAAGAATTGAACTTCTGTTGTTGCTTGATTGTCTGTATATAGCACTAATGCAATAGGAATATCTTCTAAAGTATATGCCGGAACTTTATTGGTATTAGAAGTAGTTCTAATGGCTAAAGCATTTGACGAATCAACTACTATTAATGAATAAGTTGAATTAGCGGCAGCAGTTCCTAGTGTTAATGGACTACTTGTAGCATTAACGGCTTGATATGCACCATCTCTAAATACTACACCCGAAGCAACTGTAACAGTTGAAGCAGAAGCAATAGTAATATCAAATTCATTACCTGCCCTTATTGCATAATTTCCTGTCATTCCTACTGATAGTGCTTTTATTAATCCTGTATGTGGATTATCTTCACTATCTTCTATTTGCGTTGTAGGTGTTGTGGATAACCTACTATAAAAATAAGGATTTTGTTCTGTCATTTTACTCAATCTCCATCGTTATGAATATTTGTAGTCTTTCTGTTGAACTAAATGGCCCAACTCCATCAAAATTAAATCTTTGAAGCATATTAGGAACACTATCAAATAGCCCGACTTCTCTTATTACTTTTCCAGATATTGCACTACCTAGTATTTCTAATTTAACTTGCACAACATTTTCATCTGTTACATCAATACTCTTAGTAACGGTAATTCCTGTAATTGCTGTATCTAAAGTAGTGGCGGCTGGACTTGTGTTATTTCCACCTAATCCTATTTTACCTTCACCTGCGGTAATAAGAGTTTTTAGATGATTTGCTAATAAATTCCTTGCTTTATCTGTTATCATAAATCTTCCTCCAAGAGAACTGTATGCGTGACGCTGCCACCGAAACCTAATTGGTTGCCATTCGTATTTAAAGTATTCTCAAACCCAAGCGTTGTTCCTGATAAAGACCTTTTACGAATAGTTAATTGCATTTCTTTTATTTTTGCAGAACTAAAGAAATCAAAATCATTTTCGTTTTCTGAAAAGTTTTTCTTTCGATTATATGATTTATCTTTTTTATTTTGCAATAATAGTTCTGCAAAGGTATCATCTAAGCCTATTCTATATCTGCCTAGTTTTAACTTGATTATACCATCAGTGGAATGCGTTGTTTCTAAAATAATGTATTGATTCATAGGAACATTTCCTGCTCTAATTTCACAATTTACTATATCTCCTACTGTAATATTTTTAACTCTATCAATAGGTAAAGATAATTCTAAATTGCTTTCTGGGTCACTATGTATTCTTAATAACAAATATGCTTTTTTATCAACATCTTCCTGTGTTATCAATTCTTCTAAGAAAACTTCCAATGTTTTTCTTCCGTCTTTTTTAATGCTTTTAATGTCTTTTCTAGTGGACTTTAAACCTGCACCATAAACAGTTACCTCGTTATAGAAATTAAATTTACTCTTAATTTGTTTAAATTCTAATATGTCTGAATCGGTAAAAGTAAACTTAACTACTTTATTAGAAGTATTTTCTATGTCTAAAGTTCCGCTATCATCATTTATTTTTTTATCTTTTAACGACAATAAATAATTAATTACAGAATAAGTGGATGCGCCCTGAAAATCAGGAGAAGCATAGATAGGATAAGATTCTTTTGTAAGATTATAATTCACTCCATTATCTTCAAGGAACTCTTCAACTAAATCTTCGCTTTCCTTTACTATATTTAAAGTGCTACCTATTAATGCTCTTTCATCATCAACTTCTATATCACCTGCAACAGTCAATTCAAATGTTTCTGAAACAGAAACAACTCCCTTTAATTTTTGTTTTATTTCACCAAATCCACATTTTACACCAAAACCATTTGATGTATCAGTTTCTAAACTTGTAACGATTTTAGTATTACCATCACTAATACAAACTTCCTTGTTTATGTCTCCTATTGCATTATTTACTTCTGTAAATGATTTAAGAACAGTATTATCTGAACCTCCTAAATTATCCACATCGACTACAACATACATTGACTGAATCCCTTCTAAAGTGTTTTCTTTATTATCTGAAAGAGAATCACTACCATTTCTTATATCCCAAGCACTAATTTCACCATACATTTTGTCTGAATCTGCTTGTTTAGTGTATTTACTGCTCATTTCATTAATATTTATATTGTTAGGAGAATCAGGCCAAAAAGCAACAGGATTCGGTTGCATTATTTTATAATGAGTATCATCGACTAAAGCCTTATCTAAAGTTAAAATACATCCATCTTCAACAACCTTCGGGTTAAAATCACTAGAAACAAGAGTAAATGAAGTTTGTTTACTATCATATTCATGTGAAACAACATAAATTATATCATTAGCGGTAACATTTTGTGCAGAAGAACTTGCTAAATCGTCATCCGTTGTAGTTGATACATCTGAAGAATCATCTCTTTTTCCTACTATCGGAACTAAATAACATCCTGTTAAATCAACAAACTGTAAATATTTATATCTTTGGGAATTAGTTGAATCGAAGGGTATATGATATTGCCTAAAAGTAGCATTATTGTTTCCTTTGACATTACCGTTATCAGTTATTCCGAGACTACCACCAACATCTCCACCATAAATAGACATCTTAATACCTAATACAACACCATCAACTTCAGTATCACTAAAATCAGTGTTGCTTCTTACTTTACTAGCAAAATAACCATAGTCAATACTTGCATCATTTCCCCTAACTAGAGGATATGTATATGATTTACTTGCAGTTTGAACTGTATTCCATCCTAAACTTTTTAATCTAATAGTTGACCCATTATCTGATATTCCGCTTTGACTTACAGAACCTTGTAAAATAGTTGCTTTAAGAAGATTTAATTCAGCAGTATAACCAAGTTCCTGTGTGTTATCTAATCCCTGCATATCCCACCATCTAAAGAAAGCATTAGTGTGATGAAGATTTGTATTTCTTTTTTGTATAAAAACAAAATTATTTGTTCCGTTTGCGGCACTCGAATTATTATTTATGGGTCTGTTAAATGTAATTACATTTGTTGAAGTATTAATAGCAGTAATGTGATAAATATAATTTATTTTGTTTAAATCAACACCCGAAGAACTTGTATATGAAGCGACTCTATCTCCTAAATTTAATAAAGAAGCATTAGGAACTGATGCAGTATTAGCCCCATCTGTCCAACTAACCGCTACTGTTCTGCTTTCCATTCGTGGATTATTAGTATAATTTACTGAATCAACTTCAAAAAAGATAGGAAGTATTGCTTCCCCACTAGAAAATGTCGGTAATCCACTTAATCCATTAAATGTTTTAAACCAATCGCTTGATGAACTAAAACCAAAAGTTCCTCCGTCAGCACCTCCACCAAAAACAATAGATTTAGATAAATTAACATCTAATCCTTCAGGAATAATTGTTTCTGCATCAGCAAATCCTGTAACCTTATTTGTAAGTGCTATATCGGCTGCACGAATCGCATAAATATCTTCACCCGTTCCTCCATGAATAGAAGCAGTTCCGCCACTTTCTCTTGTTCTTGTTAATGCAGTTATTGTAACATCATTACTGCTAACATTAGTAACTTCGCCCATTATTAAATAATTATTAGAGTAAGTGGGTGAAACATCAACTAAAAAATCACCAACTGCACAACTATGTCCAGCATTAAAAGTAATAACCATATGTCCACCAGCAGGTGCAGCAAAACTAGCAGCAGTTCCTACATTTTCAAGATTAAACGAAATATTCTTATGTTCTCCCTCAATTACTTTTTTTAAGTCTGCTTCCGATTCAGGATTAATAGGATTCCAAAACCAATCATAAACGCACTCAGTTAATCTCATAAGCCCAAACCTAGTTAAATTAGTAGGGTGTTTATCTGAACTTAATATATTACTATGATTATAAGAAGTATCTAAATGCCCCATTCTAAATGTGTTTCCTACAACAGATTCTTTTGTTTGAGAAGCATTTGATATTTTAGGTTTTTTAATGCTCATTAATCCATAGTCACTAAGAGTGATAGAAGAAGAACTTAATAAACTATCCTTTCTCGTTGAAGAATAAGTATATTTATCAGAATTAACAAACAAAAATAATCTTGCTGCATTAGGGTCTATATGATAAAAAGTTGCTTTTGAATGAGATGCGGTAAAGGCCGTATCTGCAAATTCTTCATCAAAAGAACTTGGTAAAACTACATGTTTAAATCTATTAATTATATTAAAAGTAGTCGTATTAGGAAACCGCTTTCTATCATAGTAATTAGAACCGGTAATTGGTATTAATCCACATTGTTCATGAGGCCAGCCGTTATTAACACCCGTTCCTCTTTTATTGACTGTTACTATATCAGTTCCTTTGTAAGCAGTTGCATAGTAATTATATTCAGGTTCATTTTCATAGAAATTAATATTCGGTAAATTTCTATTATCCACATCTCCGTTATGTTCCCCTCTTAAAAAGGAGAAGGTTGGCCCTATATTTCCTTTTTCTATGCTTAATAATCTAAACATAGAAGCCCCGAATGTATCATAATAAGTGTGTTCAGAACCATTATTATAAATTTCATAGTTTAATATTTTATTTTTTGGCCCTAATAAAGTAATTAATTTTCCTCCATGTAAGTGTTCTGCATTAGTTAACATTAAATCGTGTTGTTTTTTGTCACTAGCAGAAGATATATTGTGAACAAAAATTTCCTTTAATGCGACTAAAGAAGGAGGAACAGGGCTTTCTAGTATTATAGTATCAGAAGCCGCCATACTTACAGCAACTCTCCCTATAAAATCAGTCGAAGTATATAGTGCATCTCCGGCTTTTAGTTTCATCAAAGCAGTTTTTTGAGCAGAAGAAGGTGTTGGGTGAATATCAATATGTGAAATGTTTTTATTAGCATTCGCAGAAGTAAAACTTGCACCAAGACCTGAAGAAGCACCATCAACAAAATCAATACAAGTTCCTAAACTTGTATAAGTTCCTGCATCGTTTATATTAGCATAATTAGGCTGACTTCTTCCTAATGTAAGAGGAACATAAGGTGCTAATTTAACAATAGTTTCATTATTATTTTTAATAACTGAAATGATACTAAAGTCTATCAGTGTGTTTAATATATCTTGACCATAACCATCTATTAACGAAGAGAAGATAGAATCACTTAATATATTTTCTATTTTATTAATTTCATATCCTCTTGCATTTGCGTGAGTTGAAGAACTACTTGCTGGTAAAGGCTCAAATTCTGTTAAAGCATTAAATGTAGCAACCCCATTACTATCACTTAGACGATTTCCTGTTTTAAAGAATAGCCCTTTATCACTTGCACCATTTAAGTCACTACTACTTGTAATTAATGGATTAGAAGCAAGAGCCTTATTATAAATATATTTTTTATTATTTTCAACAGAAATAGCAAGACCTGTTCCTTCATGTAAAGGATAATCATATAATACAACTGTTGATGAGTTAGTAACTGCGGCAGAAACTTCTCCTACAAAAAATCCACCTGCCCATATTTTATCATTTTTATTAAAACTACTTACAGGATTTATACTTGAAATAGTTTTACTATTAAACGCAATAGTAGCAGTAGCACTCTTAGAAGTTAAGTCGTTAAATGGGCTTTTACTACTATAAATAATATCTTCACTAAATACAGTATCTTTATTTGTTATAGGGTCTATCAATTTAGATAGAGTATTTCTTCCTTCTAAAGATAAGTAACTTACTCCATCTTCTATCTTAGTTTCTATATTTTCAACCTGTCCTGTAAATACTTGGTTTAGTATAATATAACTGCCTCTAGCATATTGAAGTCCTGTTCTTGTTGAATTTAAAGTTCCTCTATGGTTTTTATCTTGATTTAAGAATAGAAGTTTATGTTTAGAAGTAACTCCTGCATCCGGTTCGACAACAGATATTTCTGTTGTTTTATATGCTTCAGAATATAATACTACTTTTAAACTGTCATAATTGCTATCGTTGAAATCAAAATCAACCAATAAAGTATTATCAGTAGCATTAAATCTTCTTCTATAAATCTTTGAATCTTCTGCCAAATTATCCATAGTAGTTGAAGTGTCAAAGATTGAATCTGTCTCTAATCGACTAAAATCATAAACATCAATAGCAGTAGCAAACACAGTATGGACTCTTAAAATTCTATTTCCTATTTTAATTTCGTCATTAGAATTAATGTATTTAGTCATATCTAAAGGAAGTCCATTTGTATTTTTAATACTATAACTTCTTCTATTTGATACACTTGCACCCAATGTTCCTAAAGTCGCTATTTCGACCCATTCTTCAAATGTGCCACTATCTATTTCTTGTCTTACTGTATATTTATCACCTATACTTAATTTACTACTATAAATATTACCATCATCAATTAGTTTTGTTTCAGCAAACCCAGCCTTTCCATCTATACTTTCTTGAACATATGTATTTAATGTAGCAGGAAGTAAATTAACAGAATTAGGAGAAGTAGCGTAAGTTAAATATCTATGTGGCCCTGTATAATCAGTGGCGGCTATTTCATTACTTGCACTTCTTCTTGCATTATAAAAACTTGTAGTATAATTATCGGCATTGAATGATTTTGTTTGTCCTTCTGAATGCCTTAAAGAATTAGAACTATCGGGGTCGTCTTTTGTTCTAAGCAAGTCCTTTGTCTTAATATTATAAGAAAACTTACTGTAATCAACTATTTTATTTCTATGTTCATTTATAGTGACAAATGCACCTGTATAAGTAGGACTCGATAAATTAAGACTTGCCCCACTATTAGCATCCATCATTTTAACTAAATATTTAGTGCTATGATTCAATTCATTCTTTTTATCTAACTTATCATTATAGAAATACCATAATGGCTTAGAACAAACTACATCATTATGAGGATTTGCAATTAAACCACAAGTAATAGCAACAACTTTATTACTAACTGTTGGCCCTTTAAATACCATAAACTTAGTATCTTTTGCTATTTGATTACCTAACTTCGGTTCAAACTCAAACATATCTCCACTTGCATCGGCTGATTTAATTTCTGTTATCTTAGCCATATGGTGTAAATTAGCATCATCTGAATGGACTAAAACAAAAAAATCATTTACTGTTAAATCTATACTTGCTAAATTTAATCCTGTTGTAGTGTGAGAATTATAGCAACGAATAGTAAAACCGTTTGTGTTTTCTAAATTAGAATATTCAGTAACTAATCCTGCACTTGAAATAGGTTCATTTATTGTTGTAGTATCAGTAGTATCTTCAACTACTACACCAAAGACTCTATCTGTATCTGCTGCTATTGCAGTAGTAAAGAACGGATTTGTAGGAACATTATAATTATCATCAATATCTGCATTATGAATTGTAGGCAAACCTGTAACTGTAACTGTCATAAGTCCACCTCTTCAAACCTTAAATATAATAAAGTTTCATCAAATTTAGGTAAAAGAGTATTAAAATTAGAATACTTATTTTTGTAAACTCTTTCAAAACACATTTCGTGCATTTCTCCCATAAATTGTTTTGCAGTATAACCGTAATTACTTGTATTTAAATTATTTGTGTTTTCCCTGCCTATTAAAAAATCACTTCTTTCAAAAACAAAAGCATCATTTGAAGTTCTTTTTCCCGAACCAACTAATCTCCCATTATAAAATATATTTGCTAATTTTGCAGAATCTAAGTAACTAACTGCAATGTGATGAGTATTTTCAATATATTTTGGTTCTTTAAATGATTCAATATAAATATCTGTTCCGTTAGTTAAATCAGCAGTTAAGTTTTGTGACATTCTTACAGCATTACCACCCGGAAAAGATAAAACAGTCCCTAAAGAAGTAAATGTAAATCCATCTCTTAAAAATAATTCAGAACCAACAGGAATAAAATCGGTAAAAACCGCACTAACACCTGCATTTAAACTAAAATTAATATCGGGTTGTCCTGCACTTGATGTAACTAAACTATTTTGTCCAACATTATCAAATACTTTATATCCATTTTCATTAAAACCATCTATTTCTTCTTTATAAGTAGTATCTCCTAAAGTATCTAATCTTTCTTTAGAAGCAGTAATTACTGTTGATGAATCAATATTTACAGTTGGCCCATCATGGAATGAAACTCTTATTTTGTATTCAGAAGGTTGATTAATTGTAGTTGTTGTAGTATTAACTAAACTAATAGAAAGCCTTGTATTATGAAATATAATCATTTCGTGATTTAATCTTCCGTCTCCTGTTTCCGATAAAACATAATTAGATTGACTTGTTCCACTTGCACCGAATGGCATGACCTTTTCCGGTTGAGAATTAGCCCTACTCCTTGCTAATGCTTCACCATTTATATCATAGGGAGTTACGATTGCTTCAAAGGAAAAGTCGCCTTCGTGCGCCCATAACCCATAAGGAATATCATCAGTTGTGTCACTTGGAGTGCCTTCCACATCGGGGATATTATCGCTATAACCGATAGAAACAAACGCATTGCACATAATAGGAAATACTAAACTTTTTTGCTCTCCTACATGAACATCATACATTTTAATCACCTCATGGGAAAATAGTCGCTTGTCTAAATGATAAATCAAAAGCAACTTCAACAGTTTCAGAATCTAAAGTAAAATTAAATGTTTCAATAAATCCCTTAATGCTTTCTTCTGAATCATTTTCAGGAAATGTTGTGTGAGGAAAAGGAACTCTTTCATTGTCTTTTTCTAAAGGATTACCTCTTGATGCAAAATTTAAAGGAATATTGACGGTATGTAATGGATTTGTAGTTCCTCTTTGTTGATACTGTCCATTTACAGCAGAATCAATAAATACCGTTAATTCATTTATGTTCTGGTAATGTGCAATACCGGCAGAATCAACATTAGATGCAATCATTTGAGCAATTTCATGTGCAGTAAATGTTCTTGAAACAGGACTTCCGCTTGATTTACTATGACTTCTTCTTAAAGTAGTTTCAGTAATAAAACCATTTATAGAAATAGTTTTTGAAGCCATACCTAAATCAGCACCAACTGTTACAGATTCACCTTTTGCTAAACTAGACAAAGGAATTGGAAATGCTGGAACAGTTCTGCTAACACTGACTTGAACAGTATTTACTCTTAAAGGAATAGTATCTATTGATAAATCATTAGTATCTCTATCAAACTTATTTAATTTTAAATAAACTGCATACCCTCCACTTAAAGCCATACTATCACCTCATTGTTGCTGAACTTGTAGTCCTATTAATTTTGCTATTTACCATCTGTCCTATCTTATCTGCTATTCTTCGTAATTCAGAATCAGAAGTATCTCTCGCATTAATGGTGATATTAAAGTTATTTGTCGTGCCCGAACTACTGACCATTCTTTTACTTTGAGAATTAGAATGAACTCTTGAACCTCTTGGTAAATTAACTAATTCTGGGCCTTTTTCTCCAACAACTGCTAATCCTCCTGTTGAAACACCACCATTCGAAAATCCGGGAATTTTGCTAACAATATATTTTCCTACCTTATATAACAATATACCAATACCAGCAATTAATAGAATAGGCGCACCCATAATAGCAGCCACTATCATTCCCGCAACTGCCAAAATTAAACCAACTATTTTTCCAACCGATTTAATGTCTTTACCTAAACTCATAAACCAATTTTTAGCCCTACCTAATAAGTCCACAACTAATGCCCCAACAAAGGTCAAAAGAGTTCCAAATATAGCAACTAATAATCCAAAAAATACTTTTCCAAATCCTATCACTACATCTGCTAATGCCATAAGTAAGTCCATTAAATCTCCGCTCATTAGTGCTTCGTAAACGCCATATAATCCCGCAAATATTTGTAATACTCCTTCCATTACCAAACCAATACCAAACATCATTACTGATATAACTGTTCCTATAATATTTTTAATACTTGGCCATAATGCTTGTAAAACAATTAAAGCAGCAACAATTATTAATATGGCTTTCATCACACCAAACATAAACATTTTAAGACCTTCTTTTAATGGGCCTAATTTATTTTCTCGAATATCTTCTATTTTTGCTCTAATTTGTGCCCACTTGTATTGTTTTTCAGCAATTTTCTTTTGCTTTTCCATTACTTTTTGTTGCTTCTTATCTGCTTTCTTTCTTCTTTTTGCAGTTTGTTTAAGTATTTTAGAATCATTAACTGCGGTATCTCTTATTGATTTTAAATTATCAAATTCTTTTTTTGCTGCATCGACTTGTCCTTTTCTTTCGCTAGTTAGTTTTGAGGCTTGTTCTAATTTATCAGCAGCATGGCTAAGTGCGGTTGAGTTTTCTGCTAAGTCTTTGAAATCTAATTCTCTCATTTGTTTGAAAATATCTCTTGTGTTTTCACCAATTCTATATGCTTCTGTTCTTCTTTGAATTTCTAAATTAGTTTCATATTCCATTAATTTTATTTGCTCATCAGTAAGTTTCTTTTTCTTATATTCTGCTTCTATTTGTTTTTTCATTTGTTGCTCTATTCTTCTTACTGATTTATCATATGCTTCTTTAGATAATTCTTTTTTAATTTTATTTACTTCTTTAAGTTCTTTTTCTTCAAATCGCCTAGCAACTTTTAATCTTGATTTTGTTGCAGTAATCTCATGTTTTTGTATATCCATTTTTTTCTTAGCGGCTTTCTTTGCATCTGCCGCTTCTTTTAATTTTAATTCTTTACTTGCTTTTTCAGCCAATTCCATATTTTTATACAAGGCTTCGGGAGATGCACTTAATACTGTGCTAAGGAAATCTTCTGTAAAATCTTCTGTATCACCGGATGCCTTTCTTCTATGAGCGACAGGTTGATTTCTTTTATTTCCAAACATTCCTCTTTTTGTATTCTTTGCTTTTTTAGTTGTTTCACCCATTTCAGCAGCAGCCTGAGCCTCAGTTATTTCTTCTGTTTTTTTCCTAAACTTAGTTAAAACGCCTAATCCTGAACCTATTAAAGTGAATAGGTTCTTTTGTTTCTTTCCTGCTTCATCAGTAGTTGTAGTAAATTTTCTTGTTACTGCACCTGCAAATTTCATTCCTGTTGATAATTTACTGACTAAAGAAAACATTCCGGGCGGAAAAAACCCATAAAGAACTCTTCTTGCAGTTCCGGCTTCAATTCCTAATATCTTAACTTGTTCTTTAGTTGAAGTAAGTAACATATCGAGATACTCGAATATATTACCTTGTTCGGCTCTAAAGGCTTGTAAACTTTGATAATTGAGCAATTCAAACTGTTTGCCCATGCCTTCCATCGTTTCAATTGCACGATTGATGGCTTTTGTTCTTCTATCTAATGCGTCAAAGTTTTGTTCTTCTGCTTCGGTATCTTCTTTAACACCTTTAGTGTATTCTTGTTGAACTCTATTTGCTATTTGTTGAGCATTTGCGAGTTTTGTAGTTTGTTGAATTAAAGCATTCAACATATCAGAATTTTTTTTAGCGAGGGCAAGTGCATCAGCCATATTAATCACTTAATTTGTTTTTGTGCCTTTTCATATTCCTCGGCTTCTAATATTTTAACTTCCTTATGAATCCTTAACATATCCATAACTAATGATGCTGGCATTTCATAAACCTCTAATGGGCTTATGCTAAATGCCTGTGCAAGCGAATAAACAATTAATTGAGAAGAAATCTGAGGGGTTGTTTCAAAACCCCTCAAAGCCCTTCCCACTAATCGTTTTTTTCTGTATCATCTCCCATATCTAAAGGATTTGGAAGAATGTCTTTTAGTTGATTGCCCACATAGGGGGTCAATTTGAGAATATCAATTGCTGAAAGACTCGGTTCAGTCTTTACAACGAAATTTTCGACCATATACTTAAACATAGCATTTAGGTCAATGTCCACTGATTGCGACTTTGCATCAATGTCCATAAGACTATTCATGGCTTTATCAACTTCTAACCATGAGGGGTCTTTTACCCATACTTTTAGGTATTCTTCTTTATCGGGTGCTACTTTAATGTAATGTAGCGTAGGCTCTTGTAGTGCAAATAGCACACTCTTATCTGTAACAATTTTCTTATCGTTTAACATATTATCCACCTTCTATACCAACAAACAAACAAACGGTGTTGGTGGAATATTATTCTGCTAATTGTGATTTCTTAGGAGTTTCTTTCTTTTCTTCTTCCTTAGCGGCTTTTGCTTCAGCCTTTTTTTCTTTCTTAGTTTTAGATAACTCAACTCTTCTAAGATTCTTTTCATATCTTGAAACCATATAATCACCCCTGTAATACCCAATGAGTCTTAACTACGCAACCATCTGTTGCTAAGTTTCTCGGCATTACTGTTGCTTCAACAACAATTGGCCCTTTATCATCTGTCATAGGGAAATTGTTTGCAGAAACAAAGTAATCTTCAAACTTTAATGTAATAGATTCTCCATTTGATTTAGTAAAGATTAATTCAATAGTTTGAGTAGTGTTTTCTGAATCATTCAACAGAGCAGTATATAGCGCATCATCGGTTACATGACCTGTAAATGCAATCTCATAAGTTCTTTGTGCTGGAATTGCTTCTTGAACATCTTTACTACCAACTCCTAAGAATCTTCTATCTTGAAGATTATTATTCATAGTTAAAGTTAAAGTATTAATTTTAAGGAAAGATTCTCCCAATACCTTAAATGTTCCATCGGAGAAAAAGAATGGTTCACGCATTTGGTCTGTGTTTGTTGAAGATTCATAGTTAAAGAAAGAAGTTTCTGCTTCAACTCCCTTTCTTGCATCATATCTTTCATCCTGTGCTAAGTCGTGAACATTTCTTGTATTTAAATCCAAAGTCATTTTAACTTCTTCATTTTCGTTAGCGGTCATAGTTAGAGTATTTACTCTGCAACCTCTAGCGATTTTTACAAAATTCAAATCTTCTGCTTCTGAAGCAGTATTTGTTCTGTATATGTTTGAAGAACCTGCTAACTTTGAAAAGTTGTTTTCAAGAGCAAAAGAAGGTAAAAGGTCGCCATTTTGTTCACCGAAAGTATAGGTAATAGCATTAGAAATAGTAGTATCTCCGCTTGGTCTTGTTAAAGTGTCCATGTCTGCTAATGTATGTAAATGCGGTGAAAGCGGAGGACAAAACTTATTATTATTATCTTGTCTGAAAAATAGTGGGCCGGTTTCACTAATTCCTGTAATATCAACACCTGTTCCCGCAGAAACTCCTGTTGCTTCAATAAAGATTTTATTATTATCTCCTGAATTACCATTAGCATAAATAGTTGGAGTAGCGGCAGGTTGAGCAACGGTAGCATTTATCTTTTCACACTTTCCTAAGAAGTAATATAACCATGCACCATGATTAGCAACAATACCAAGATTACCTCCCGAAAAAGATGTAATTCCTTTATACTGATAAGTAAAGTTTCTTGAGCCACCAAGAGAAAGATTAGTTTGTTTCATTTCAACTTCCGTTGTCGGGAATGTTGCACTTTCAAGAATACCTAACCATTCATCAGATAGAAGTCTTTTTGTTGCAGTTCCACCTGTTCCGTCTTTATGTGCAGGAACAGGCGCACCGTATGATTTAATTACAAAGTAATCATTTGCTGGAATATCAGTAAGGCTTGGAGTAAAAGTAATATCTTCTAAAGTATTAGAAGAGATTCTATGAGTTGATTGCAAGACATTTCCAGAACTATAACGCTCTAATAGACAGCCTTTGTATAAATTAGTTACTAACAAAAAAGAAGAAGTAAAATCACTATCCACTCTAATTGTATCAACTGTTCCTCTTGAACCGTTAAATGCTAAACCACTTGTATGTTGTCCTCCAACATAAATGTCATTTTCTGGTATAAATGTTATACTTGCGCCGCTTCCTAAAAATATATCTGTGTTTGCCATATTAATCTCCCCTTTACCTTACAAACTTACTAAGGGATTGTTAATGCGAATCTTTTTGCTTCTAATGTAACTTTGTAACCAAATAAACGCTTTGCTCGGTCATTACTTTCGCTTCTTGCACCTAAAAATAATTGATTAAACTTAGAGCCATCACTTGCAGTATAGCCTTTGCGCTTACCTTCAAGAGTCCTACGGAGAATCAAGTATATAGCCCTTAGCCTATCCTTCCCGTAATCGGCATCAGCCCCACCCCTTTCCTCATGTAAAACTCTAATATGAAGCGTAAATGAGTATGACTCGTTTCTTATATCATAGTGAATAGTAGGATATTCAATGCTTTGTGAATCTTCAAATATAACAACAGTGGCAGGTGAGCGGCTTAAATCAACCCTAACACCTTTATTTTTTGTTATTGTTCTAATATCAATAAAATCAGGAGTAACTGCATGAGAAGCACTAATCGTTCCCGCACTAACTAAAGCAGTGGCATTAGATGACCAATTGTTTGTTAGTAAATCTATGAGAAGTGAGACTTCATCCACAATTCCACCTCCTTATTTATTTCAGTTGAGATATATTTAGAATATTCTTCCATAGCATATTGTAATACTTCTTCGTCACTGAAAGATATATCTATTCCTAACTGTTCTGATAATTCTTTCATGGCTAGATTTCTTTCTTCTTGTATTTGTATAAATCTATTTAAGGCATTAAAGTCTATTTTTATTGCCATAGAAATCAATCCAAGAAATAAACTATGTCTCCTTTACCTTTCAAAATATCTAATCCTTCTTTACGAAGTATGTCATATTTTTCTTTTGTAGTAATATTTGCACCAGATTCAGTAATTAATATACTTTGGTCGTCATGTCTTATAATTTCAGCAGCAGTTAACTTAGTTGCCGCTTCGTGTATTGTTGCAGGAACTCGGCCATCACCAGCAATATAAGAAACAATCACGGAATTATCTCTATGATAAGGGTAATCTTTCAAAAAGAATACTCGGCCTTCTTCATTAATAGTCCAATAAGAACCAAGTCTCTTTAAATCTTCTTTATCTGTAAAAGGAATTAAATCACAAACTGTTGGTATTTCATCAGTGCTTGTGAAAGTTAAAACATTAGTTGCAGTAGCAGTAGCAGCACCACTTAATACAACAGTTGTTGAATCAGTAATTGAAGCGATAGTAATTGTTCCTGTAATGCCTGTTCCTGTTACAGTCATACCTGCGTGTAATTTAGAAGAATCTGCAACAGTAAGAGTCGTTGATGTGTTTACTGTTGAACATGACTGTTTTATTGTTGCCTTGATAACACAATCTGCCCCATCATCACCGGAAAGTAGGGATGAGATAAGTAATTGCTTGCCGTTATCCCTATCCTTTGCAGCATAGAAAAAGTCAGAAATGGAAAGTGAAGAAGAAGTAAGGGCTTTAGGTGCAGTAGCCCCTGTAAACTGCGAAGTTAAAGATGGAAACGATTCATTTATTAATGCAACGAGTTCTTCATTTGTTGTTTTAATTCCAAAAGTATTACAAAACTCATCGTTGCCTAACCCTGATAAATCATTTTCAGCAACCATTTCAAATGATACCCCACTATTAGGAAGTTCTAAAATAACTGAGTTTAAGTCTCGAAAGTTTTCTTTTAATAATAACTTGGCTTGTGCTGATGCTAATTCTTCATGGTGATTTCCTTGCCAAACAAGTAAAGAAACAATTTTACGAACCTTTAATTGAGTTAGTTGAATAAATCCAACATGACCACCATAATAGGCTTTGTGAGGTAATTCACTAAATTCAAAATTATGATATTCGTTTTTAGTTATAATAGGTCTATAAGAACGCTTTACCTTTTCATCTATCATTCCTTCAATTCTTTTAATAATAGAACCTACTTGAGCCAAAGTAGGATAAGTGCTACTTGTAAAAGCAGGAACTTGTAATAGATTAGCGACTTCTGTTGCATTAGTATAAAAACCCCTGCCATTACTATAACTAGGGTTAATTTCAGTAAAATCGCTTGGGGATATAGTTACTCCCATATTACTCACCTAAAGTCTTTCTTAATCTTCTAACATTCTTTTTTAATTTATTGACATGACTAGCCATGCTTCTATTAGGGCTACCTTGTCTAAATGGGTTTAAATTAAATGAGCCATGATTCTTTAAATAAATCTTACAATCAACATATGCTTCTTTAAACGCTTCTTGTAATTCATCTGCTTGGAATCCTGAGCCTGTATCATAAGCAGTTCCACCAAATGTTTGTAATCCTACACCACCGCTTTTTCCTTCTTCGGTAACTATAATCTTACTTTTGTATTTTCTTTTTTCTTTATCGGGAAGAGTATTATATTCATTTTCAGAAATAACTTGGTCTGTTTCCATATTTACAAAAGCCTTATCTGTTAATTCTTTAATATCCGATGGAGTTAGTGGTTTGACCGTTGGTGTATATTTTTTCTTTTCTTCATCAGATAATTTATTATATTCTTCTGGAGAAATTTTTTCTTTATTTTCTTTATGAGTCCATTCTGTGACCCTTTCATATCGGTCTTCGCTTTTGCCCTCAAAGTATTTTGACTGAACATCTGCGGCTCTTTGACTAAACATAGGTTTAGGTTTCTTTGAAGTTTTAATATTACCAACTATTTCAGCCGTATAAACAGAAAGAGGATTTGAGAAATAAGGTTTAAGTATTCTTAAAAATATGTTTTTATTATCTCGTAAAAAAGAAAAAGGACTTCCTTGTTCATTTGGATGATAAGAAAGTTTAACCTTTATTGCTGCATCAGCATCACCTAATTGATAAGAATAAAATTTATCACCTATTTGAACAATACCATCATTTCTCATTTGTTCTGTTCTGTTTAAATCATTTATTGCAGTTAATAATGCTTGCATATTTAACTTTGCTTTAGGGTCAGTAGTTAATTTTATTCTTACCCCAGAACCAGCAAATCCCCCAACAGGTTCAAACTCACCATCTTCATTTAATGTTTGTTCTAAAACAGAACTTGTTCCGCCTCTCTTTGTTAGTTTTTCAATATCCTCATCGGGTATATTAAAACTATAATCAATTATTTCTCTTGCTATTTCCTGTCTAGTTCCTGCTTTTGTTCTAAAAGTTGCTTGTTGTCCGGTTTTTTCCATGATATATTCTGATTTTGCATTAGTTAATTCACCTTCATCAATAATAGGAAAAAGAGCATCAATGTGCCCATCTAAGTTACTTTCAGAAGGTTTATGGGCAAAATTAAATGTTCCTTCCCTACCTTCTGCTTCTGATTCTCTTATAACAATATCATATCCTACACTTTTAGATGAAACAAACTTAGTTCTAGTATTATCCATCCATTCTTCTATATCGAAGTCTGGTAAATCCACTTCTTCACCTTTCATGTATTTTACTGCACCCATGCCTCTTAATCTTCCAACAACTGCACCTTCAGTAACATCACCAATAGTTTTGTCTTTTACAAAATTAATATTAGAAGTATTGGGCTTAGGTTCTTTACTTCCCCTTGCTCTTGTTTGTGAATATCTTTTCCATCCATCAGCATCTTGTTCTAAAAAAGGAGTTAAGGGTAGTCCTAATACTTCATCTTTTATTTTCTTAAATTGACTTACAAGTTCAGTATTATTTACTTCGCTACCTTGTGTGCTTTCTATGGCTCTTTTAAGTTTAACGATAAAATTTCTATCCCCGTCACCAATAAAATCTTTCATCTCGGATTTAATATAATCCTCAGATTGTGGAAGAGATAAATTTTGATTACCCCATCTAAAAGATACCATTTAATTCACCTCACATTAACCATTTAGCCCAAGCCGCACCTTTTTGAATTGCTGAACCTAATCCTAAACCTGCTTTTGGTGGCTCATAACTCATTTGTCCGGTTTGTGGGTCAATCCAATATGGCCTACCATATCCGTCTTGACCGGATGGTGGAACGGGATAACCTGTGCCATTATTCATAGCACCTTGCATTTGTTGGTATTGTGCCATATTTCCGGTAACTCCCGCTAATGCTGCACCTGCGGTTGGAGTTCCTGTATTAGAACCCCCAAACCCTTGAGATTCAAGATATTGTTGTTTAGCCATTTTTCTCTGCATAACCACTTCTGTATTGATTGCTGAATCTAATAGATTCTTAATATCTAAATCTATATTTTCTTGAGTAATTCTTTCATATTCTCTTAGAGAGTCCCTATTGAGTGTTAAATTACCTCCACTACTCTCAAAACTTAATTTAGCCAACATTTGACTAACTACTCTCTCTATTACATCTTCCATTAATTTTTCAAGAGAAGTTAAGAATTGTTCTCCATGATATTGAAAAAATTCTTCAACATGGTTATCCTGTAAAGAAAGTAAATTATTTACATTCTTAAATTGCTGGTCGCCTTGTGCTTGAACTGCACCCAAGACTGTTCCATTACTTGTTCCTAATATGCCCATAATTATGCCTCTTTTTCTTCTTCTTTAGGTAATTCATTTACTGCTTGAACATTATTAGTTAGCATCAAATGATTCATTCTATCCGTCAATATGTTAATTTCAGTAATTAAACGAATTACCTCTTCGGTGGCTGACCTGTTATCTCCTATTGCGGGTGGCTTAATAAACCATCCGGCAGAAGTCAAAGAAGCAACATCGTTCTTAGTTAAAGTAGTAATTGGGCCACTTTTAAGCATTTTAGGCATTCTTGGCTTAAATGCAGCGAAATCAAGTCCATGTTTATCAGCAAGTATTTGTTGTTGTAACATTTCTAATTGCATATACATAGCAGCATGTTTAGGGCAATAAGTTCCTGCTAATGGTCTTCCTTTAACTACTCCATCTAAAGGAATAGGAGGCCGTCTATAATCTCCACTTTCCCAAATATGATGAAAACCACAAACAACACATCTATCTTTTAAATTAAATTTTTTACCGTATTTAATACCTATAAATTTTTTAGGCTCTGCTTTCAATACAGTAATTAATTCTTTTAGTTGTTTCTTTGGTTTAAATGACTGAAACTTATATTCAGTAACTATTCCGCTTGCTCTAGCCTGTTGTAAAGGCTTTAAGTGGGGATTAAATCCCTGTGCTTGTCCTGATATTATTTGGTTGTTATACATATTTATTCCTCAATAATCTTTTATCATGGTCATTACTCCCCTATATACCATTTCGGGGTCTGACTTTGCTGAAACTATATACTTAAAACAAGGTATTCCTTTATCATTCAATTGCCTCATTCCATACTTAAAGGGTTCAAATATTTTATGTTTATCTATGGTTTGTCCTTCTTCTAATGGATATTTTTCTCCCCATATATCATATTTATTTGCCCATATTCCTATTGCCATTGGATAATCAGATTCTCTCTTTCTTCTTCCTGTCGGCCAAACATTAGAACAAATAGTATCAACTAAAAATTTCCATGCTACTTGGTGGTCTAAATTAACTTCATTATCTAAATGTCTATGGTCTATCATAAATATAATATATTTAACTCTGCGCTTTTGCATATCTTTAGCCCATTCTTTCCAATAAATCGCTTCTCCACCAACATCTGCGCTTTTAATTGTATGAGAGTCTCCATCAATTTTAATACCTTTTCTTGATGCTCTATGTAATCCAACCGTTCTTTCATTAATTTGCGGCACTTCGCCTCTTGTTCTTAATTGATGGCTTAATGTTGTTTTACCTACCATTGTAGCCCCATAAACTCCGAAATTAATTGCATGAACTTTTCTGTAAAAACTAATAAATGCTTCACCTACAAGAATAGCAAATCCTGTCATCATTGACAAGATTAAACCTCCCATGAATGCCAAAAAGTATCTAATATCCAACCGAGGATATTAATATCAAAAACACCCATTATATTTCCTATAAAGAATGCACATAATGTAGCACAAGTGCCCCAAAACCATGCTCTCATCTTAAAAAAGAGCATATCTGCTGAATGCGCTCTTGATTGGTTATAAATATAATCGTTGTCGGTAAGACCCATTATATCTGAAAGCATTTAACCACCTCATTGTAGTGCGGCTAAAAACTCATTTCCTACTTCATTAACTTCTTCTTGTGCTGGTGCGGCAGTATAGAAAGAAGTATTATATTGTTTTGCGCTTTCACGCATTTTTTGTCTTTGTTGCTCATCTCTAGCCTTTCTTTCCCAATAGGATTGTATTTTTCTATCAAGTAGCCACATTTCTATTCTATCATTAAGAACTAAATCAAATATGGCTTTCATAACCATAATTGAACCTATTGTTCCTAATCCAAATAAAGTGGCATGGGCTAGTGTAGTATAGGGGAAACCTGCACCGAAGTTAGCATAAACAAAAACATTTGTTCCACTTAATACACCGACAAATAAAATTGTCATAACTAATCTTGTATCTTGACTTAGTGCTGCCATTTTATCACCTCAAGCGAAGTTTATAAATACAGAACCGTTATTGGTTGTTTCTTCGTAAAATATGCCATTAGACATAATTACTCCGTGCATATCAAATTCCACTGTTTCATCAGGTTGTAACGAAAACCTTGCAACTTCTTTACCTGTATTATCTGTTCCATCAAACACTTTACAAAGAAATGGTGCGCCACCGTCAGCACAAACATGAATTGAAATTAATTTGCACTGTCCGGTAAATACTTGGGCATCTCCTGTTAATAATCCGCTACTTCGACAACTTGGCATTCATAATCACTCTCGTTCAATCCCTCTAAATGGCCTCTCCCTTTTAACCCTATCGTAAGGATTATTCAGTTAAAGAAGACTTTTTGGGCTTAGGTGCTGGTTTCTTTGCTTTTGGCTTAGAAGGTAGTAATAGTTTACACAATTCATCATGTGTAGTAATATCTCTATCTAATGCTCTTGATAGACGAATTAGCCGCTTAGGGTCTAATTGTTTTAAATCTTTTCTATCTGCTTCATCAAAAGTAATAGTTAGATTTGGGTCGCCTAAGAAAGTTAAGACGAAATCAACCGTCATAGCCTCAAGGGGCTGACTTCTTGTTAAAAGCCGCCCCTTGAGGACTATTTCGTTAAATCGCCCATTTCGATTTAATTTAATTGTTGCCAATTAAATCGCCTCAAAGCAAGCCAAATACTCTAACACGAATCATTCCTTCATCAGCAGTTCCGCTTTGTTGGGCTGAACCTGTTGAAAGAATTATCTTTACACTTGAAACAGATTCATAAGCACCGGCAGATGAAATAACTGCTCTTGCTGAATGACCTATTTCTTCAACACCTGTCACCATTACTTGTGTAATTTGACTTAATCCTACTTCTGTTGCAGTTAGAGTAATTCCTCCCGAAACATAGTTAGTGATGTTAATTAGTGCATCAACTTGATATTCGTCACCATTTGCTTTAGGCTTTGTAAAACCTTTATGGTCTGCCAACAATGTTACTGTATGAGCCAATTAAATCACCTCACAGTATGTTGGTAATTTTGCCTTGACCCTTAAAGTAAGAACAACCCATTTCACCCATTGTTCGGTAAAGTGCCTTGTTTCCAAGTGTTCCGACACCGAATGGGTTTCCGTTGCTGATACCATCTTCAAAGTATTGAGTTGGTTTCATAACAGATAGCCACAAATGGTCTGTATCAAGGAAAAGCATGTCAGTAATTCCGCTTGAGTTGTTTCCGGTTGAAGGCATAGCAGCAACAGGAATTAGTGGAATATCGTAATAAGTTGATACTCTAAATCCTACTTCAGCACCCTTTACACCTCTAACTCCATTAACAGTAGGAACAATTTCCTTTCTATCCATAAAGCGTTCTTGTGCTTGCAATAGGTCTGAAAGCACTTGAAGTGTATCATATCCTGTTAGAATAACCTTTGGTGAACCACCAGCAACACGAAGTCTTCTAATCATGTCATTAATAACAGTTAGAGTCAATTGTCGTGCTTCTGCGGAAGTATATCCTGCACCGAAAGAAACTTCTGCATCCAAATAACCAATAGAATCGCTTCTTTGTTTTCCATAAAGATGGTCAATTTGTTGGTCAGTAGCAGAATCAACAAGGTTTCCACCAGAATTGTCAGCCAATTCATCAATTTCAGCCTTAGAAGAAACAATCTTGTATAGAGAAGTATATCCTCTATCAATAGCATTTGCTGTATTATATGCAGTTGTTGGAGAATAGAACTCCAATGGCATTACAAGCATACTGTTCTGTGCTTCAGCGTGGTGCTTACCCATATCTTCACGCAATTGCGCTCTAATATCGCCAATTCCATCATCAATTGCAGCCATTTCCATTGAAAGTTCACTGAAAGAGAATTGATGTGCAATAATCTTTGGGCTTGTGAATAGTGTGTCATATTCTGGTGCAATAGAAACCAATCCATCTGTATTAGAATCTAATGCTGCATTTTCAACAACACCACCAATTCGGTCTGCTCTAAGTGAATCAGCACCATATAGTGCATCATTCAAAGTAGTGTTAGAAGCAGCAGAAATATCCAAGAAGTTTCCAGAACCACCACCTGCTCTCTTTGCTAGGATTCTCCAACCACTTGAAGAATATGGCCTCTTTGAAATAACAGATAGTGCATTACATTCTCTATTTAGCATAGACCAAACTTTTTGTCCGTAAATCTTATTGTAAAGATTTGCGTTAATTCCGCTTGGTGCGCTGAATGAACCATCGTGTGCAGTATGAATACCGCTAATTGTTCCAGCAGCCTTTAGCAATTGATTGCTAATATGGCCTGTTGCGCCTGTTCCGTATGTCTGTGCCTCTAAGTCTGCAATTGTGTTAATATATCCAGCCATCTTAATAACCTCCTACCATTTTGTGAATGTCTGACCATTCCATTTCAGCCAATTCATCCATTGAAGGGAGTTTAATTTCAGCCTCTTCTTGAGCCTTTAGGATTGTTTCCTTTTCAGCAGTTAGAGACTTTCTCAAAGATGCAAATTCATTCTTTAGAGAAGCAATTTCACTTTGAGCATCGTAGTTAGCCTTTGCGATTGCATCGGTTCTAGTTGCAGTTTCAGCAGCAAAACGGGCTTCAAACTGCTTTTGAAGATTGTCATATGCCAACTTTTCAAGTTGTTCTTGACGGAAAGCATCATAAGCCTTTTCAATGTTAGAAACGGATAAATCAAGAGTTTCTAACTCTTCATTGTTAAATGCTTTAACAACGGGTAAATCGGAAGGTTTTGGCCTACCGCCTTCAATAACAATCCTATCAGCAGGTTCGCCAATTTCGACACCTGCGCCGTCAAGGGTTGGAACATAGGCTTTGGCTTCATCATCCTTATACATACCTTTTTCATCCATCATCTTTTCATCATACATGGCTTTTTCATCCATCATATCTTCTTTCTCTTTATCCATGTCCATAGGCATTCCTTTTTCTTTGTCCATGTCCATGTATTCTTCTTTTTCTTCTTCTTCTTCTTTTCTCAAAGTATTGACTTCTGCCATAAGAGCATCCAATTCTTCAAGAGCCTTTTCTATTTTGGTCAAATTTTTCACCTCTTTTTTGTCTTGTTTTAAAATATCAAACCTTGCTTCGGGATTAATTCCTTTTTCACAGATTGTTACTTCATGCAATTCTAACTTGCTTATTTCATTGTAGTCGCCTAATTCTTGATGGTTTTTCTTTACTTTTTCTAAAGCCTGTCCTCCAATACTAAATGACCTCAATGAACCTTTTCTAATGCCTCTATTAATTTCTTTGGCTTTTTCTATATCATCTCTTAACTTAATAACAACAAAGAATCCAACATCATCAACTTCTGTTTTCCACAATCTCCCTGTTTTATCTCTATATGATTCAACTACTTCCCCAACTTGAACATTTGAATGATTTGTCATTACATTTCTAAACTTAGGGTTCTCCATATATTTTTTAACTGCCTCGTTAAGTGCTTTAAGTGTGATTAAATCATTTTGTTTATCAACGATTTCAATGCTTGCATATCCTCCAATCATTAAATCATCGCTTTTTAGAATCCTGAAATCGTGAGTATTATTGTGTAATACAGCAGAAGTCATTCTTCCTCATCCCCTTCTTGTTCATTTCAGTATATAAAGAACACTACTCATTTGTAGGAATGGATAATTTGTTATACCTATCCTCATAGATATTCCATTTTCCTTTATCCCCTTCTGTATCGGCAGGTTCTTGTTTGTAGCCTGTCCATGCAAGCCACATTTCTTGTCCTTCGACTTTAATGACTCTAATGTGCATTTTAGTCTCAAACTTATTACCTTCTAAGAAATATTCGTGATAGCCGTCTCTTTGAACACCTAATCTTATTTTACCGGAATCAATTACCTTTCCTCTTTCTATGTTTTTAGAAACTTCTGCGGGATATTTACCAGCCGCCCCGAATAAATCAAACATTTCTTCATCGTTTTCTAAATCAATAGTCCAAAACATATTTTCATCACCAACTTGTATGGCTAATGTAACATTATTATCTTCTCTTGCATATATTTTGAATAAACCTTCTTGTAGTTTTTTTGGAGTTTTATATGCTTTTAACATAGCATATTTATCTGAAAAACCTTCTCCAAACTGACATTGTTCATATTCATCAAGAAGTTGTTTTACATCAGAAAAGCGATATTTTTCAAATAATTCTCTTAAATACTCAACTAATTGTTCACAAGACATTTCTAAAATACTATCTTCCATTTCTTTCAATTCTTCTTCATATGTCGAAGCGTATGATTCTCTAATGCCTTCATCAGCCCTATTAATAAAGTTTTCATAACTACCATTTTCAGCCACTAACTCTTCTAAACTATTATGAAGTATAGATACATAGCCTAATTTAAGGTTAGAACAACATTCTCCTTCCATATCAGCATCAGAATCAATAGTAACTTCTTCTTCTAATTCTTGTGCTTCTTCAATAAGCCTTGCGTTTTTAAGCAAAAAAGATTTCTTAATCTCTTCTTCTTGCATTATTTTATCTTCATCAGCCTTTAATCTATTTTCAAATTCACTGATGCCATCTCTTTGAACAGACCACTTTTTAAGTTTCTTTGAATCTGATTCTAAAACATCTTCATATAATTCTTTATGTTTTTCTTTTAAAAAATTATGGACTTTACTTACTCTTTGTGGGCCATTCTCTTTAAGGTATTGAAAAATAGCAACAGTTAATTCGCTTTGCTTTGATTTCATAATATCAATCGCTTGTTGTTTCCACATATCTAAATCAGCAGTAGCGTTTCTTGACATTAGATTATTTTCTTCAAAACCATAAATAGTAAAACCATCTAAATCATATTTGATAATAACATCGGCTTCTCCGTGTATATGGTCGGTAACTCTTACTCCTTTTTCTAAAGCAGTTACATCATAATTTAAAGACTTCTTAGTATCTTGAGACAATAACTCAAGAGTGACTAATTTATCAGGATGCTCGACTTCAGGTATTTCAATAACTTTAGCGGAGAATAAACTATATCCATCTCCTTTCTTCTTTACTTCATCAACCTTTACTCTAATAATATCTCCAATATCAACTGCAATTTTTGTATTTAGGGCTTTACCTACATTTAAGTATTTGGTTTTATTTACTTCGACTAAACCATCCATTTCCTCAATAATCGGGCCAACACCAACAGTATAAGAATAAAGATTACTTTTTGTCTTTTTCTTTTCCAAAACGATAACATCTAAATCAACAAACTTTTTCCATTTAATCCACTTGGGATTCTTTTTAGTTCCTATGTAATAGGTTGAAGTAGCATCTTTAATGACGACTCCTTCTGATGTAGGAATATCCATCATTTCTTTAGCATACTTTTCAACATCTTCTAAACTATCCGCTTGTCGAGTATCTTTCTTTGATGGGAAAGAAATGGCTTGGCTTGACTTAGAAGCATAATTATTAAACAAAATAGTCATTCTATTTTCTAATTCTTCATCCGCTAATGTTTGTGACTCATGCCTAATAATATCAAATACATGACACTTTAATGTAGCATCTTTATACTTTCCTTTAAAAACATGAGCAATAGTATCTGCTCTATGTAAAGGGTCGTCACCATCAAATAGAACTAATTCTCCATCTAAAATACAATCCCCATACTCTTTCTTTTCTAACTCTTTTACTTGAGCAATACACTTTTCTGAAATATCTTTTTCATTGAAGGAATAAATTTTAACTTTGCCATCTAATTTATGCAATTGTATTCTCATTCCATCATATTTTTCTTGAACATACCAATCGCCACTAAATCCCTTTAATTGATTAATATCGTCTATTTCGAATATTCTATACATTGGTTTATTAGGAATAATAAAATGAGAGATAGACTTTTTCTCATCTTTCTCAACTGATTTCTTCATTCCTTCTATATCTTTCAAATCTTTCCAATCTTTTTCTTCGTTCTGAGAAAAGTAAATTAACTCTAACATATCCATAGCAGCATTTACTTTTGCTTCGACCTTCTTTGAGTCTTTTCCATCCCCATAATGCTCTATAATATACAGGGCAATATCCTCCGATTCTAGGTCAAGCCCCATAAGACCCTCCGTAATTGTGTCGGCTTGCATCCCTTTAACTGCTAAAATGGATTCGGGAAGGGCTTTATTGTCATCCCTCAAAGCATAGTGAACAAATTTAACCATACTTTCAGGATTATCTAATAATTCTTCAAGAACATTTCCTTTAAACATATCAGAAAATGGGTCTGCTACAATACTAGAAGAATATCTTAATAACTTAATATTTTCGTATAATTCCTTTGCTTGTCTTGTAGTAGGGTCTTTAGTATCTTTATCATTCAAATCTTTCTCATCAATAAAGTTCTTCAATTCCTTACCTGCGGCATCTAATTCTTCATAAGATTCTATTATAGTATCAACTGCATTACGCCAGCGACCACCGTATTCATCGGGGTCTTGCGCTGCTGATAAATAAGCAACTCTTGTTTTTTCAAACAACCTAAGAATTTCTTGAGAAGGTTGTTTATCCTTCTCAATAGAACCTAATTTCATAGTAACCACTATGTTTAATTAAGGCGCAAAGAAGTTCTTTCATAGTCAGGGTCTAAAGTTTCTGATGAATATTCCGAATCATACCGCATAGTTTGTTCGGGGATTTTATCTAATCTTCTTTCCATACTTGTAATTGCTGAACTTAATGCTACAAATAATCTATCTAATTTATCTAAATCACTTGGGTCATCTGCATTATTTATTTGTTCTCTAATGTCTGAAAGAGCCTCTTCTGTTCTATCAATTTCTTCAATTAACATCATTCTTTGTTCTTCATCTAGAAATGGATTAGTCCTGTAATCTGATTCTTTAACTGCTTTAAGGACTTTAATAGCCTTTGTAATATCACCAGCATAAGCGTGTAAAGAAGTCGGCCCATCATTTGATTCAAACTTAGTTGTATCTTTTTCAGCCTTTGGTCTTTTTACCTTAACTGCTTCTGATTTATCTTCCATAGGATTTCTATTATTATCCATTAAAGAATTATACAATATTTCTTTTGTGCTTCGGGCTTTTTCAATAGCCATGCTAATTGTTCTTTCTTCTCTTGTTACTCTTTCCGGCATATTAATCACTCCATATCTGATACCATTTTATGAATATCTGACCAATCCATGCTTGAAACATCTGTTGTTGGTAATGAACTAACACCGCCAATAGAATTATCCATAGCAGGAATAGGGCTGTTTGATACAACTAATCCTGCTTTCATCAATAGATTATCTTTTGAATACATCATCTTTTCTAAACTTTCAACTTTTTCAGTTAAAGCCTTTATAATCGCTAAAATATCTTCATTTATTGTGTTCTCTTCTGTCATCTCTTATCTCTCCCTTTTCCTTTAGGATAAACTAAATCTCGTAATTGCCTGTAAAGTAATTCGTATTCTTTACGCAACTTCGTAGCCGTAGCCACAATATCAATGTTGCGCTCATCCATTGATTTCATTTTCTTGTTTAACTTCTTGTCTGACTTAGTTAAATCTAATTCTCTAAGAACAGTAATTAATTCACCTAATTTAGTAAAATCTTGACCAAAAAATTCAGTAGGTTCAGCCGCTTGAAGAGTTTTTTTAAGTCTCTTTCTCGCTTTGCTATCCATTGAATCTAGTATTTCTTTTGGTTTTTCTTTCTTTTCTTTTAAAACAAAATCTTCTCCATCTCCATAGAAATCCCAAGTCATTCTTCTCCCTCCTGTGTAGGTTTTTTACCTTGAATATCATTTTCTAGAACATTAGTTACTTCTTCTAACTTCTGAACTAATTCATTAAACTTATCAGTTAATTCATCCATTCTTACTAATGCCTTTGCATCAATAGTAGGCGCACCATTAAATGACAAACCATCTGCTTCAAGTGTTAATTTAACTTCAGGATTATCTTCCAAATAGGCTGCTAGTCCATCTTCTATCTTATCTCCTAATTTAGCAGACATAATTTCTATTCCTCTTGCCCTAAAGTTTAATTTAGTAATTATATTCATACCTTTTGTTAAGTTTCTTTTAATTACATCAACGGGCTCATTATCTCTAAACATACCTAATATTTTATTAAATCTTTTAGAAACTTCTTTAACTCTTTCAACTGCATTTAAATCAGCAGAATACTTTTCTAACTTAACTCTTTCAGTTTCTAAGTCTTCTTGAATTTCATCCCTTGCTTCTTCTATATATTTATCAGGATTATCACGAAGTTCTTGTATTCTTCTTGTCATAGAAGTAATTTTTTCTGGGCTAAGTTTTGTTTTCTTATCAGTCATAAGAGTTCTTAAAGCAGTATTTAATCTTTGTAATTTATTTTCAACAATCTTATCAGTATCAGACAGAATTTCTTCTAACTCTTCTATTTTTTCATCAACTCTTATCTTTCTTCGTAAAATTAAATCAGTATTATCTCGGAGTTTAGAAAGTTTCTTTTTAGCATTTTTAAAATCTCTTGCTGCTTTTGGGCTTTGGCCTTTCAAATATAGTTGTATTCCCTCATATTCACGCCTTAGTCTCTTTCTATCTTTAATATTAGGAGGTTCTCTTTTATGTCTTTGAACATGAAGTAAAGTAAACACTTCTATAATATCTATTTCTTCATCTGTATCTCCAACATCAAATCTTAGATTAAGAATACTATTAACTTTACCAATTAATTCATTAACATCTATGTCTTTTCTCGTTCTTGTTGTTTTTCCTTTTTGACGAGTTTTTCCTGTTAATATACCATTAGACAAAAATCTGCCGAAAGCAGATTTGATATAGTTAGGGTCTTTCTTCAACAAAGCCAAAACATCTAATACTTTAGAAGAATTAGTAATACTTGAACCTAATTCTAAATACGATTTCATAGCATTAGTAATCTCTTTTTTATTACCTTCCTTAGTAACTCTTGCTGTTTCAGCAATTTTTTCTAGACCCTCAATAATGACTTCTAAACTACTTAAAAATTTAAAAGCCTTATCTTCTGCATCTTCTTGCCTAAGTGTTTGACTACGGGATGCTGCTTGTAATTTTCTTTCTCTTTCAGAAGATAAATCAACAATATCACCAGATTCAGTAAAGTCTTCGACTTCACTTAATGCTTCATCTGCTATTCGTTGTTGTTCTTCTTCCTCTTCGCTGATTTCTTCCTCGGCTTTAATAATATATTTTCTATATTCAACTATATTTGTTGAATTTATATTATCTTCTAATGACTTTTTAATCTCATAAAGATTTGCATTTGATTTAACTAAAGATTCAGTGTTTTTATCTAAATCAACTTTACTTAACAAAGAAAGTAATGACTTATCTTTAGATAATTCAAAAATCATTTAATCACCTCAGAATGGAATATTCTCGGTCTTTCTTACTTTTTTTGGTGGTAAAAGAATAACATCAGGATTATCTGCTGAAGAAGGTCTTGACTTATGAGTAGTGTCTAATGGCAAACCAACAGACATATCTCTATTTTTAGTCTTTCTATTATTTTCTTGTGCAGTTAAAGCCTTTACTTGGGCTAATTCTTTTGTTAATCTTCTTTGTTTTTGGTGTAAATCTTCTGTCATATTAACCTACTCTCCTTTCTGTTCTTCTATCAACATTTTGATTACCAGCATCTAAAGGCAATCCCGATAGTCTCTTATCCGGCCCTTGATTCATAGAAGGCTTATTTCTAGTTGCCGGTGGATTTTCTTGTGGCTTACCTTGTAATGCCTGTTCTTGCATTTGACCTAATTGTGAAGCATCAATGTTTGTTCCGGCATAAGGGTCAGTCTGAGTCTGTTCTCCCTCTTCTCCACCTTCTTCTTTAGGTTCTTCTGGTTTTGGCTTAGTGAAAGTAAAATTACCATCTTCATCCATATCCACTTCAAATCCTAAATTTTTAGTTGAAGCAGCAATATTGACTTCAATCTCACGCTTACGAAGAACAGCAATTTCATCTTCTTCTTCGCTTGGAGGTAATTTTAAATTCCAATCTGTAATACCAAATTGCTTCACAAGGAATGGGAAAACATAATTATTATAGACAGTCTGTGCTTTTTGAACTGCTCTATTTGTTACGAGAATTTGCATACCTTCATTGTTTAATCCACCGCTTGTAGTATTGTCAGCCATGAATACTTTACTTACACCATAGAACGCTGAAATTCTATCTCGCAAATCATCTTTAACAGAAACATAATCCATTTCTTTTAGGCTATCCATGAATTTAATCCATTCAACCGCACCCTTTCCGCTTTCTGCTTCAATACCCATAACAGGAATAAAATGAGGGTCAGTCTCCATTTTTTCTTTAACTGAACGCCAAAAAGAACGCATTGAATCCATATTTCTAGTTTGAACTGCAAGTAATCCTCTTGGCATACGACTCTTGGTATAAGATTGATTTACATAATTTTCCATAGCAATTAGAGTCATAATAGCATTAAATAAAGTGATAACAGGAGACATACCATATAATCGAGAAGGACTATATTTACTAAAGTGCAAGACTTCTCCTTTCAAAAAATATTGGTCTTGACCATTTACTCTATTTACATAATGAATAGGAAATAAATTACTTCCACAAACTTCACATAATTCGTGGGGGTCAGTATGAACTACATTTCTGTGATTTACACAAGTGAATCCTTTTGTGCCTCTTCGACCTAATTCATCACTATAAATAAACATAGTAACAGGGTCGCCTCGATAAAGTTCTTTAACACGGTGCATTCTTATTTTACCATTGCCATCAATAAAGTATTCTTTTACCAAAACAATATAAGCATCATCCATAATATTTAAATCATCTTCTAATTCTTGAAATACATCAATAAATAACTGTTCTGATTTATTAACATAGCCTTCAATAAACTTTTCAGCATATTCTTTTTGTTTTGGGTCAGGAGGTGATAAATCTTGACTTCCGCACCTAGAACATTCTGATACGGGTCTTTGATGTTCCTTTCCGCAATTATTGCATCTTGCCTCATGTGCTTTTTCCCAAACATATCCTCTTCTAAATACTTCCTGTTTTAGTTGAGTAATACAGGTTCTTGCGATAACAGACTGATTAACTATATTATAGATAATTGGCCCTGTCATCATATGATTAGTTTCTCTTTCTTGAATACCCATATTATAGACTTTTCTATCAGCAGGTTTAGGAGTTGAACGCCTAAATAAATTAGTTAAACTAAATCGTCTTTTTTCATCAGCCATGTTTCACACCCCCTATTATTGTCCTATGATATACCCACCTATGAACGCTTCGGTCATGGTTGGCCGCTATCCTCAATATCATATCTTTCATTACTTGAGCGAAGCATTTCATCTAAAATACCTCTTAAAAACTTGGCTCTATTTTCTGGTTTTCTAAAACCTAATTTCAAATAATATATTACCATATCTTTATTTATCTTTTCGAGATTAGAAAATTTAACATACTTTGTTCTATCTTTGGGTAACTCATCATTTAAGATGCCATCTTTAAGTTGTTTCCAAGTCATTGTCATCCTTTTTCACCTCTTTTGCATCCCTAAGCCTACAATGCTCGCAATTATCATTTTTAATATATAAATAACAACAACCTCTATATGTAGCCATTACTCATCACCTGTTAGATATATTGCATTCAGTCTCTCACCAAATTCTTTATTCCATGTTAAAATCCATTTCTTTAATTCTTCTCCTTTAGGAGAATAACCTAAAACTTTTCCTCTTGGAGTGGTAATAAGTTCTAAATGTTCTTTATCATCAAATCCTTCTCCCGATAAACCTTCTTCTTTCCTTGCTTTATCAGATTGCCAAGCCCAATTTCGATATGTAAGATAGTCTTTTATTTCTGTTGGTTCAGCATCAATTTTTCTTCCATCAGAAGTTTCTCCTTCTATTTTTAGAATATTTCCTCCTACTTGTTCTAATTCATCCATAACTGACATTTTACAATTATCTTTGAATTTTTGAATATCATCAAGATAAATACCTTCCTTTAACCAATCAAACCCAACATGGTCTTTATGGTTTTCCCATTTCATTAATTTAAATATTTCATCACAACGGCTTTTATACCAATCTGCTTTCTTGTAAGATTTTTTCATACGGATTAATTCAAGTAATAACTCAGCATTACCCTTCTTTAATCTAAAATGTGGTAAACACTTAGTTAACAAATTAGTTACATCATCTTGAGAATAAAAGTTTAATCTATTAATTAATCGAGTTGCTTGTGGTGATTTTTGGTCTAAGTGCATACGCCCAAAACCAATTGATTTGTGCATCTCCATCATAAATGCCTTTCCTCTTTCACCTGTTGCTATCAGTCCTACTCTTGGATTCATATTACGGTCAAGAGTAATATATCCATCTGAATCAATAAATGCAGCAGTATAAGCCCAAATATTTTTCTTTATCATTGAAGGCATTTTATAGTATGCACCATCACACGAAGTAATATCTAATTTTTTAATTGATTTAGATATTATATTAGCATTTGTGCTTTTAAACATAGGATTAGGCATTCTATCATGTATAGCCTTTGCAGTAATTCCGGGATTTTCACAAACAGTTTTTAGAATAAACTCTTCTTGCCTTTGCCTTTTACTTTTAGTTATAGATTGATTAGTAATCTTTGCTATGACATTTCTAAAATCTTTTTTGGCTTGTCTCATTTCTTTATGTAAATCACTGTATTCTTTTCCATAAGCCATATCTTTTTGATTTAGTTCTGCTTCCCAATATTTACAGAGAGCATCAATAGTTTCTCTTCTTAATTCAGAACTTTTCATTTTATGTAATTTAGACAAGTCTTTTTCATTATATCTCATTTTATATAAAGGAGTTTTATAATCATTTAACCATGTAATAGATTCAATGCACTTATTTAAGTGGTCTGAGTAAGCATCAATCATGGTATCAATTGCTTTAGCCATCCTGATTCTTTCTTCTCCCTTTAAAGACCTTCTAGCCTTTCTCATCTTTCTAACTAAATCTGGAATAGTATGGTCTTGAATAACATATTCGTTAGGAAATCCATTAAGCATTTTTCGAGCATCAGTGGCATTAATATTAAATTGAGAAGATAGTTTGGTTATTTCTTCATGTTCTGACATTACATAAGAATTAGAAAAAATACTCTTTAATTCGGTATCTAACTGTTCTTCTATGCTATCTTTTACTTCGGCTTCTTCTTCATCTAATTCGGCTAAACGATTCATTTGTTGAGCCGCTTGGCGGTATTTGTCTGCTTGTTCTGTCATATAACCGCCTCAAAAATTCAAACCTATGAGTGACCTATTTGGCCGTTTTGTATCTTTAGGTTCATCACCAAACAAGCCCAAATCATCGAGAAGTATGAAGGTTTCTGACGACTGATATGTGGCTGCATTTGCTAATGCAAGACTCATCACCATATCGTCATGTGCGCCTATTCCCTCAAACTTTCCTCTTTCAGTAATTGCAAACATAGATAATTCTTCAATCAATATACTACTAACTTTCCTACTTTCTTCATTACCATAAGGAAAGTGCATTTTACCATTCTCAAGAGTCATTTGTAAGTTTAGAATAATTTCTTGTTTCTTTCTTCTTGTTGTATCGAAGTCGTGAACATTCAAATCTGCCACTTGACGAAGTTCCTGAGTAAATGATTTAGCAAATGTATTTGTTTCAAAGAGAATAACTTCGGGTCTAAACAATTGTCCTATCAACTTAACCTTTTGTATGTTTTCTCTAAACTGAACATTCTTAGACCTATCCACATAGACAATAGATTTGTTTTCTTCTTCATCCATTTCGATAACGGTAATTACATTATAGTCACCATCAGTTGAAATAGCAGGGTCAACACCAACAAAATATTTGTAGCCTTCTCTTTTCAAAGGCTTTAATACTAAATCTTTATTCTTGGCATTGTCTAAATGTTCAGGATTAAATAATGATGTTCCTGTTGATATAGGAACACACATATATTCCCTTGTAAACATTAAAGAACCGACTTCAGCCTTACGAGCCATTAAAGCATCATAATTCCATCTATCCGGCCATAGGGGTTCATTGAGGGCATTGAGGCAAGGATAGGTTCTAACGGTATAAGCAGCATTTTCCGCTAGTTGTTGGTATATGTCTGTATAACTGAATGGAGTGCCTATTACCCTCAATGAAGCCGTGTGGTGAAGTGTTGGTATCATGTCACCATAAAACCAATCTGTAACTTTTTGAATACCCGTCATACTAAATTCTTTTAGCGGGTCATCAATAATAATCTCTTGAGGGTGCAATCCACGAATCTGTGAACCAACCGACCTTTCAAGGATTTGATTTCCATTTGTCAATGTAATGTTTCCAATAGCCCAACCCCTTGCAGGTTTGAACTTTTTTAACATAGGATGAGTAAACATTTTATCAATGTCTCTCATGTGAACTAAAGTCTGTTTTTGGTTAGAAGAAATATAAAGCATCTGATATGGAGGTTCTTCAAAGATTAATTTCCATACAACCCATGAGTGCATAAATACTGATTTTCCGTGGTCACGACTACAAATAATTACAGTTCTTTGAGTAGTATTCATTAATTCATGCCATTCTTGAATATAAGAGGGAAAATCAAATCCTAATACATTTTGAAAAAAATATGGAAAAGAGTTTTTAGATAACTCCATATCCATCTGATGTTCAAAATTAAATTCTTCTATTTCCATTATCTTCGACTCCTTCGTGCTGAACCTCTTAGATTAGGTTTCACAGAAAATATATTAGTTGGTTCTCTTTCTTTTTTGGGTTTAGGCATATTTAATCTTTTTAATGAATTTTGTCCATTACACGGAATAAATCTTCTTTGTGGTATTATACCTCTTCTATTGTTAAAATAGTTTGTAAATATAATCATCTTTGTGATAACTTCTCCATCTGCATTTTTAATACTTTGATTTAAAACTTTATCTTTAGTATTAGGTAATTTATCTCCTTGAACAATAATATCAACTAAAATAATAGAGTAACTATTAGGGTTATCGTTTCTATAAAAGAAATATTTTCCTCTTGGATAATTAATGACACATCGAACCCAACCTTCTATTTCATCTGTATTTCGAGAAGTAGTTCCATGATTATTGGTGTTATTAATTATTCTATCTTGATAATGTCCTCTAACTATTGCAGCAATAGTTCCATAATCTTTTCTTTTAGGAGGAAATTGAACATGAGTTCCGTCAACTTCAGTATATCCTCCGTAATCATCCCAATCTTCAGGAGGCAAAACCTTTAGAATTTTTTTCCAAGATTTAATGTTAATTCCTCCTTTTTAACATATTAAACCAATCGGGAATAGGGTCGTCAAGATAAACACATTTAGCCATTTCTCCTTCACCACGAATAGAACGAATAGCCCAATTGCCATTAGGATATGCACTATTCCATTCATTAAAAACTGATTCAGGAAGTAATTGTTTCATTTGTTCAAATTCAGAATCATCTGGAAATTTCCAACCGTTTTGTTTTGCTTTAGCAATCCAACGGGCATTATCTCCATCTCTAAATCCAAAAGCAGCAACTAAAGGTTTTGATTGGTTTAACTGTGGTTCTCTTGCATCGTTTAATACACGATTATTTTGACCTATTTTCTTCCCTTCAGTGGTAGCAAGCATTCCTCCTACTACTGTATGTGAAGGATGTTCTTTCCAACCAACAGTGGAAATTGTTTTTCCTTCATCATTTACACGAATAATCCATTTATCTAATTCATAAATACCAGATTCTAAATCCGGCCTACGAGTATAAGGGGCATCATTAGGATTATCTTGCGACCATTTTTCTTTCATATCTTCATATGAATATATGGCAGACAAGACTTTAGGCATAATTATCCCTCAGAAATTAACTGAATATTCTTGTTTGAATTTCTTAAACGCTTCAACATTTTCTGGAAAACTCATTGATTCTATTTCTTTTAGTTGATTTAAACGATGAGTAGCCAAGTCAACAGTCTTTTGATTAATTTGTGTTTTCATCCTTCCTACATTCTGTTGTAGTTTATTTCGCATTTGAGCGATTTCTTGAGTCATAGCCTCATCTCTTTGCATTCCTGCAAGATTAGTGCTTTTAGGTTCAAGACCAAAATCAATTAGGCTTCTTTGCGCCTTTAGAATATTTTTCCAATTCATATCAATGACCTCTAAATCCCTGTCGGCCTCTATCTCCCATTTTAGGTGGCTTTCTTCTTGAATGAGGTGACATTAGCATTCTTATTGCTTTTTCCTGTTCTGTTTTTGGTTCAGGTAATTCATCAAAAGGGTCTTTTTTTCTTGGTTTTGGCCTATCTTCGGGTTTCATTCTATGAACCCTTTCACTTCTTGGAGTTCCTGCCGTTCCCAAAATTCTATCCCGTCTAGTTGGCGGTAATCCCATTTTTCTTCTTTTTTCTCTCCGACTTAGCATGTGAGCCTGTTCTTCCTCATAAGGCAGTTTTTTTGCTCTATCAAACTTCAATACTTTTTTCCAATTCATCAACAATTCCACCTTCTTCTTGCTGCTTTCGCTTTTTCACTATAAGTGCCATCATCACGCTTAAACCCTCTTGACCTTGCACAGAAAGATTTACGCCTTTTAGCCGCTTTACTTCCGGGTTTCAATTTACTAGGTTTAGTAGTAACGGGAGGTTTTAGATTAGAACCTTGTTCACGCTTAAACTTAGCACGACCTTTAGCACTTAATCCTCCCGTTCTTGCGTGAATTTTTTTATTGTAGCCTTTGAATGGCTTCTTTTTCTTTTTCAAAATTTCTTGCCATTCAGTCATTTTTCCTTCCTCATTTGATTTTCTTTTGACCTCTTATCATCAGTAATCGGGCCGCCTTTAGCCCATGTATAACAGGTTCTTGCAGAATGGCATTTGAAATCGTGCATCCAACAATATCCTAATCTGCCATCATCATCTAATTCTAAAGGCATACAATCCTCCATTCTAGGAGAAATGTCAAATGCTACACAATTACTACAATTAGATTTTTTTGCTACTTCCGCAGTAGTATTCCATCTCTTACCATATTCTTCCCAATATTCTTCATCTTCTAGATTAAGTGGGCCATATCTAATGTTAGGGTTTTTAACTGCGGCATCTCTATTTTTAGTATTAAGCATCAAATCTTGTGTTGCCATAGGACAAGCCAATTGTTTTAAAATTATTTCCCAACTCATTTTTTCATCCTCTGTGTTTTTCTTTTACTTGATTCTTTTCTTGCTAAAGCGACTTTATGTGCAGCATTTAATCTCTTTTTTGCTTTTGGGTCTTTTGCTCTTTTAGCCGCTACTCTTGCTCTTTGTTCAACTAAGTTAATAATTTGTGATTGTCTTTTATGTGATTTACCTTTAAACGCTGAACTTGAAAATGTATCTCTTACATCTTTTGGAGTTTTAAAACTAACAGAAACAGTATCTTTTGGGTTTTCGTCTGTATATAATCTCCTTGCAGAACCTTTAGGTTTTTTACCTGTTCCTTTTTTGGGGTCTGCTTTTAGGAGATTTTTCCAACTCATGCGGTAAATCCTCTCCCTCGACTTGGTTTGTGAGTATAAATATCTCCATCTTGGTGAACAAAGATTTTACCTTCTTTCTTTAGTTTAGTTAATACCTTCTTTGCTAATTCAGGTTTATCTCTAAAGATTTTATCTAGGTTTTTCATACCCAAAGCACCGCCTTCTTTTTCAATTTCACGAAGAACCATTTGCGTAGCCTTTTCTAGTTCTTTCCTCGTTTTTTCAGTTAATGTGGAATCTTTACCTTTATTTAATAATTTGAAATCTTCTCCGGTAATTTTACCATCCTTATTAGCATCAATTCTCTTTTGATTACCAATAAGTTTCTTTTCAAACTCTTCTTTCTCATCATCGGCTTTTTCTGAGCCACAATGGGCTTTTTCTTCTGCTTTTAAAATATCTTTCCAATTCATAGTATCACTTCTGACTAAATTTCTTTCCTGTTGGAACATGCTGTTTTCCTGCTTTTCGACCTTTTCTTTTCTTTGCGTCTTGGTATCTTAGTGTCTTTTTATCTGTTCTTTTGTAAGTTGCTCTTGGCATATATCTTCCTTTAGTTTTAGACTTGGGCTTTTTACCTTTATCTTTGGCTCTATGTTGTTCAGCACTTCCCCAATCTTCATTTGTCCATTGGGTTAAATCTTGTTGCCTTTTAGATTTACCTTTGAGAATATCACGCCAATTAATTTTTATAGCCACCACCAGCCTTTTTATACGCTTGCGCTAACATTTGTGCTTTTCTTGCAGACCATTGACCGGCTGCACCACCTTTTGTTCCCGCTTTGATTCTATTAAAAATTCTTTTACGCAATCCGGGTTTTGTATAGTTACCTGATTGATTGACGGTTGATTTCTTTTTCTTCTTTAATACTTCTTCCCACTTCATAATATCACTTCACATCAGAAATATCTGCACCACAGTTTTTACACTTTTTAGCATCCTTTTCGTTTTCTGTTCCACAAACAGGACAGGTCTTTGTTAATTTTTTAAGAAAATTCCACCACTTCATATTATCACCTAAAGTTTGCTTTAATTAAATATACTTGTTCTTTACTAATACCATATTCTTTTGATATACTATCGTGAGAATCAACTGCTTTTACTATTTGTTCAACTTCAAGATAACTTAAATCAATATTCTCATCAATCTGCATCTTAGTAATCATTTTATCAATACCGTATTCATTAAGAGGAACAAACCCATATACTACTTCAAGACCTAATTCCTTTCTAACTGCATCATGGGCTTTCAAAAGTTTATGTAATAGAACAGGTAAATCAGTTTGAGCATTCTCAAAGATAGCCTTTAATCTATTGTATTGTGTTTTAGAAGCACTACTCTTTTTAGTTAGAATACCTTGATTTTGGTCTAACCAATGTGGTAATGCGAATATAGGAAATGCCCTTCTATTTCTAAAATCTTCTTCAAATCTTTCTGCTCTTTCAGCAATAGTTTGTCCATTAAAATCATTATTACCACGACTTAAATCATCTGTTTCAACCATAAAGTGAAAAATCAAAGCAGCAGCATAATCATTATTTGCTTCTTCACGGCCAAATATTTCGGTTAGTGCATCAGCAGCAAATTCACCTTGAGTAATAATATCAGCATCTATTTTTATTTCGGGCATAAAGATATTTTCTAAGAAATCAGCAATTGCTCTCATATCTCCAGAATCAATTTCTTCGACTGAACCTTCCATAAGAGTATCGTAAGAAGCAGACATTACAGTTTCTAATCCCAAATCTAAACTTAATACCTGCATAACCTTTGAACCAATACTTGACGCAAAGTTAGGGATTTCAATTGGTAGGCGGCCACTGTAAATAGGGTCAAAATAATATTGAATTGCCAAATCCATCATCTTTTGTAATTCTTCTTTAAATGGCTGTAATTCTCCCCTTAATTCTCCTGCTTGATTCATAGAGATAGGAATTTTTGCACCACCTGTTAATCCTTCCATAGAAGTCCCTGCTGCTTCTCTAAACTCTTGAACACTACCCCTTCTTCTTCCTTTAGTGCTTCTTGCTTCGACTTCCATTCTAAATGGTTCACTAATAAGTAAAAGATATAAGTCATTAAAGAAGTTTTTAATAGCATCTAAATTATCAGAACTTATATCTTCTTTTTCATCAACTGAAGTGAATTTATTATCTTTTCCTCCATACATATCAGCAAAGTCTTTATTCATCATAACAGAAATAGGTAACGCCATTATATCCACATCACCTTCTTCAAGAATGTTAGTATCTTCTAATTGTTCTAACCATTCTTCAATGTTAGTTCTAGTATCTAAAGTAACTCCTTGACCTTCATCTAATTCTTCTTCAATATTTTGAAGAACATCTAAAAGAGCCGCCTCCATTTCGTCATTAATACCTAATAACTTATCACCTTTGTTATATTCATAAATTAACAAAGGGTCGGCATTACCTAAAATTTCTATTATTGTTTCATCCCAAGAAACTTGAGTATCAAGCATTTCTTCCCATTGTCGGGGGTCAATTGTATCTCCTTGTGTGCTGCTAGATGCTGCTACTTCTGACTGTAATTCTTCTGCTAATGCTGAATTAACATCAGCATATTCAACAGGGTCATCAGCGTAAGATACTCCTTCATCTTCCATAGAAAGTAATCTTTCTGTTGCTAATCTTCCGGCAATTAAATTAAAAAATCTAAGGTGGGCTGATTCAAAATTCTTCGGAATATTTTCAAAGATAGCAATATATTCTAAATTAACAGTTGCTACATCTCTATATAGTTTATCAAAATCCTTTTTAACTTCTGGTTCCCAATTAATTTTTTCAACTGCTACAAAGAAATCAGTTAAGGCATCAGCAAATTCATTATATTTATTTCCTATCTCTGCCCAATAATTATAGACTTCTATTCTATTAGTTGCTTTAGATACATCAATTGCACCTAAGAACTTATTTATAGGTATATCGCTTACCTTCTTATATTCACTAACATTCATCATATCAGATAAAGTTTGTTGAATTTTATCATAATTATCCTTAAATGCTTGTGGCGTTGCTTCTGCTTCGTATGCTGCCATGACCTGTTTATCTTTCATATTTTCAGGCTTAGGATTTCTAATCTGAATTTTACCTGTAATTGATTGATTATATAAATAACTTTCATTAATTTTATTGCCATCAACATACAAATTCATATCTGTTAAAGGTCGCAAAAAGGTATCAAATGCGGCTTGGGTATCTCTCGCAACTCTTCCGCCTGTTTTTATTTGGTCTTTAATATACTTTTTTGCAGCAGATATTATGTCAGGAATCTTTTTAAGTTCTTCTTTTTGATTAGAAGAGCCTCTTGCTTTATCTCTTAACTTATCTTCTAAAGTTCTAATAATTTTATTAGTGGTGCTTTTTCGTTGAAGAGGATTAGCAGTAGCCAAATCATTAATTTTTTCTGGAGATAGGTTAAGCATTCCTATTTGTTCTTCTGTTAACTCAACCATTTTACTCACCTAATGTTAATAGATTCTGTTTATCGACAAATTGTTTTTTAGCAGAAATAACTTGATTGTCGGGGAATGATGCAGGATTCTTAGCAAACTTTTCTAAATGTAATTTAAATGCACCAATTAGTTGTTCTTTCGCATTAGAAAGAATGTTTGGCATTTTATCATTTAACTCTTTAGCAGCGTCTTTCGCCTCGTCTGATTCCGGCTTGTCGTCTATGACCTTAAACGCTTCCCTCACATCGTTATTACCTGCATGTTCATCCAACTGTGCGAAGAACCCTAAACTCCTTTCGGGAGTAATTTGCTCTAATGCAGAAGCAGACCTTTCTATCTTAGAAACCAAACCAATTAGACCTCCTTCGCCTTTAAGTTTATTACTTGTTGCTATAAGATATTGTGAAAAATCATCCATGTTTAAAAGTTCATTTCTTAACTTAGCAGTTTGCTGACCAATATCAGTTTTATCTTTACCTTCAGTAATTTTACTTTTAGCGTTCTTTATTCTCTCTTCTAAATTAGAAATCTTAGTTTGTAATCTTTCTCGTAAATCCGCTTTATCTTTAGGAACTTTCGCCAATCTAGTCTTAGCAGCATTTAAAGAAGCATTCATAGTATCTATGGTTTTTTCTGTTCTTTTAGTGGATTCTTCTGTAAACTCAGGAGAAGTAACTTTAAGACCGAACTCGTAAGCATCTTCAGGAGAAAGTGTTTCGCCTTCTATTTTAATAGTAGCATAGTTAGCCCTTTCAATACCAGATAATGTTTGTGTAACTATTGCACCACTTTCATCTCTAACTTGATTTCCTTCTTCATCAACTTTATCTGATTCATATTTTGTAGGGCGGCCATCTTTGAAGTATTCTATTTCTAAATCTTCTAAAGGAAAATCTTCTCGGTCTAATGATTCGTAAAATTTCTTAAAATCAGCCGCCTCTTTGAGAGTAAAATTACCTTCAAGGTATTGTAATTGTTCTTGTTGTAGTTGTAATCCAGCATTAATAATAGTATCTTCTAGTCGGGCACTTTCGTCAATAATACTTCTAATTTCTGCTCTAACCTTTTTAGGAGTTTTAGTTTCTAAATCCTGTATTCCATCAGCACCTCTAAAAGTGGAAACACTTAATCCACTTGGAGTAGTATTTTCATTTCCCATCAAAGTTTCATAGATTTCTTGAATAATTAATTGTTCTGCATCCTTTTCACTTAACATTTGGTTAGTTCTTAATACATCAAAGAAAGTCTTAAACCATTCATCACCAGAAAAGTCACTAGTTAGAATTAACTTAGCATAAGGATTTAAATTCATAGAATTAGGGCTGGCTTTATCCAAAAATAAAACTTTAGGAACAGTTGAACCATTAGGAAGTCTTTTTGGTCTAAAGGCTCTTACACTTCCTGTTACTTTATCAACGGCTCTAATATATTTTAATACAGAAGCACCTGTAAATGGCTCAACGACTTCTAATTTTTGACCCGAAGCAACAAAAATCTTCTTTTGAGCGACTAAATTGTTCAAATCCACAGTTTTTTGTCCAATGCTTAGTGACCAGCCGGATTTTCTAAAATGTTTGTTATACATTTCTTTAATTTCTGACTTTTTTTCTTTAATTGCATCAGAATCTTCTTTTTTAGGAACCATCGCTGCAATAAATTCAGATTGAGACTTAAAATTAACAGCGATTGTGTCTCCAACAACCTCTCCATCTAATAATTTTGCAAATTCTTCTAAAATTTTCTTATCTGATGGAGGATTTTCAAACATTATTACAGATTTATCGTTAGACATTCGTAAAATATCCAAAGAATCTCTAATATCACGGTGTCTTTGTAAGGTTCTCTTGCTTAAATCAGCATTTTCGTCTAAATTTTGCAAAATTTCCTTAACTTTTTGAGGATTTGTGTTTCTTTTTGCTTCAAGGGCTTCTTTTATTAACTCTCGGACTTCTGAAAGAGTCAATAATTTTGAAGCATTTTTGATTTTTTGAACATTTTCTCTCATTTGCTCTAAAGTTTGGTCGCCATGAGGCGGTTGTCCAAAAGTTTCCTTTAGTTCTTCCAAACTCAATTGATTATTTTCAATAGAAAGCAACAAACTTTTGAGTGCTTGCGGTGGTTTTGTAAGATTTTTTATTTCATTGACGGCTTTTTCTGTTTCAGCAGCATTTACAATGACATAACCTAAAGAAAACTTATCTCTAGGAACCATTTTAAGTTGCTCAAACCAAGACATATTATCACTTGAACCCAGCATTGTTTAAAATACCCATGATAATTGAAAATATTCCCATTCTCATTTCATCATTTACTAAACTACCCTCTTGTAACATATTCCTAATTGTATTTTGAATATCTTCGGGTTGTTTATCGTATTCCTTTTTCATTTCTTTTAGTTCTTCAGGAATAGGAGTATCTTTCCATAACTCATAATCATACTCTCCTATGATTACTTGAGTTAAGGCATTCCAAGAATCTTGCCTTAGTTTAATTATATCATGCCAAGACATATTACTCACTCATCTGCTTTAACATACTTTCAATAAAACCTTGTGCTTGTGCTACTTTAGAAGTAGGTTCCATATCACTGTTTAATAAATCTAATAATGCTCTTAATTTTCTCTTAGTATAAAAACTGCTTTCGCCACGATTTTCTCTAAGAGGGTATCTTTTCATTGTATCTTCCCATTTCATTCCTCTTGCCTCCTTATCAATTCATCTAAAAATAATCTTAGTCTCATAGAATACACCATTAGTTCTCTTGCTCTATCATTATTCATAATTAGCCGACTTATTGCGACATTAGTTATTATTTCATCTTCAAAACTTTTCGTTCTTTCATAATCTTGTGGAGTTAGTTTTCTGCCTAATTTTTCTTCAATGATTTCATCATCCCACATTTCATTATCTGCTTTATCAATTAAGTCTCTATATTTTCTAACTACATCTTCAATGGCTTTATCTATGCTTTGTCCTTTATCAAGATTCATTTCTATAATTTTCATATCAGAAGGGTAATTAGATATTTGTGCCCATATTTCGTCTTTCAAATATACATCATTATCATAGTAACTTTCTTTCATAGAATCAGAAAAATATTCGTCTATTTTAATTCCGTATTTTTCTCCTACAACTCTCGGTTTTTTAATTACCGAAAACCAAGTCATTGTAACTTCTCCTGCATTCTTTTCTTAATATCCAACCAAATCTCAGGATTGTTCTGTGCAAGCACTTCTTGAACAATTTGCATTTGTGCGACAATAATTGTATCTTGTCTCTTGTGAACCAATTTGCCTTTAAATTCCATAAGATATTTTAAAGATTCTCTAATCTCTCTTGCTAACTTAGTTAAGGCATCAATCATCTTAGGGTCTAAATCATTCCCCAAATTGTTGAAAACTTGTTCTAAACGAGTATCTAACTTAGCAACATTGTTTGATAGCAATTCAACTTCATTTACTTCCTTTTTCGCTATGATAGCGGCTGCGGATTCTTGCACGATTGGTGTCAAGTGGTGCTTCATGTGTCTTTGCACCTGTGATTTTGTGGTGTTTAGGGCAGAAGAAACAGCCTCACTTGATATATTACCTTCTTTTAACGCTTGTTCGTAATGTTTTCTCATAGGGTCTGTGCATAGAACACACTTAGGATTTGATGACATTTTGTATTCTCCCATATGATTTCTTTGATGTTGTGCAGTAGTTCCACTTCGCCAATTGTGAATTGTATCTAACTCATCACAAGTAACACTTCCCATTTCAAGAGAAGCCTCTAACTCTTCTCTATTCGGGGCTTGACACAAACCACACCTTTTACGATTAACAGTCATAATATCACAACGAATCTAAATACCCATCAACAAGATGATAATTTTTCATTTTACCTTCATAATCAGTTCTTCTTGATAATCTCGGAGGATTAGGTAAATCTCTTATTAAAGAAATAATAGCCTCTCTAAAATTTAATATTTTATCAGGGTCATTAGTATCTATATACCTTTCAAGAGTCATTCTAATGGCGGGAACTCTTTCTGTTATAATTGTTGACATTCTATCTTGTCTGCCTTGTTCCATATCTTCAGGTGCATATCTATCACCTAATCTTCGGGCTTCTTCCATATCTATTTTTAATATCTTTTTCCATAACATATTATCGCCTCCAAAGATTCATTTGCCACATTTTAGATAATACCTTTTGATTAGGATTATATCTTCCTGTATCTTCACCGAATTTTTCTCTTGCGGTTTTTCTGTAATCGAATCCACGCTTTGTATCTCCTTGCCATGCTCTATAACCATTAGGTGCTTTATTAGTATTTGCTCTCTTCAATGCTCTGTCAACTAATTCAATAATAGGAGTAGCAGTTGCAGTTAATCTGAAACTAACAATTCTTCCTGCAATTGCATCTCTTTCATCAACTTTTCCAAGATTTGTGATTTCTCTTGTAGGGGCTTGTTCATTAGGTTTAACCTTGAACTCAGTTGCTTCTAATTCTTTTCTAAGTTTCTGTGTTCTTAATTTACCACCATTAGTCCAAAAAGATTGATTCTTAATTGCAGCATTGAAGAATTGCTCAACAGATTTTATTTCGTCAATATCAACTGCATCCACGCCTTGTGGAAGATTATCAATAACAACATCTATTTCAACTTCATCTAATTCTTTTGCAGCATCTTGCATAATATACAATAGTCCTCTTGGTTTTGCAAACTTTGTTGAAGATTCTGAAAATAATGCTTGATGGGGAGGATTATTTCCAGCCATCCAATCATCGGGAACTTTACTAACTCCCTTATCAGGATTATTCTTAACATACCATTCTGTCGCATAATGTCCTTGAACCTTTCTTTCACGGAGTTTTTCTCCTGTTCCGCTATAATCAGTTTCAGTAAATAGAATAAAAGCAGGGTCAAAAGCAGGAGTTTTTCCTCCGGCATCTTTACCTGTATCTTTCATTTGTTCTAATCTTTTTGCCATTCCTTCAATAAGTTTGGCTTGAGCAACAGTAAATAAATTGTTGTCAATAAAATCCTCAATAACCGAAAGGAACTGAATAGCACCTTCTCCGTCTAATCCTTCGTTACGGCTTCCTGTTCGTATATTTCCTTGCATATGATTTCTCAAGAAAACATACAAATTATCAACATACTTTAGTTGCAAATCTCCACCGGAAATACTTTGGCAGTTTTTCCTCCAAGTATTAAACTCATCAACGAAAGGAAACTTTCCTCCGCCTTGATTGACTTTATTGCCTTTATGTGGATTGAAGTTCTTTTTCTCTTTTACCATCACTCATCCCTCTTCTTCTTCTTTTTTCGACCCCTAACTACCTTATTAAACATAGCGGGGGCTGATGTAGTAGTAACTGTTCCAGCCATTTTTTCGGCTCTTTCAAAATCTTCTGCCGTCATTTTACGACCCATTAAAACACTTACATAATCCATTATGAAATCTTTATTTTCTTCACCGTATCTATCAATGAAAAAGTCATAACCTACCTTTCTTTTATCAATGTCTCTAATTAAAGATTTTCCTTGACCTCTTGCTTGTATTTCTAATCTAGCAAATTTTTCTTTAAATTCTTCTATTTTTGATGAAGGCGCATCTAAATCACTAGTTAAAGCATCAACAAATCCAATAATATCTTTTACCTTGTCAACTGCATCTATCTTGATAGTTCCTTGAATTTCAAGTAATTGTTCTAACATGGGATGCAATAGTCTTGGTTCTGTTGCAGGGTGCATTACGAACGATTTTAATCTATAATAAGTTTCATTAGGGAATTGTCCTGTAAATGCGCCATATTCTCTTTGATGGTCAGCCATTGCTTGTTGTTCAAAGCCCATAGCAGCATGAGTCGCTTCGTGCATAATAGTTCTAATAATAAACTCAGTTATTTCTTTTTCAGTGGGTTCTCGCTCATTTCTTTGTTTGAGATACTGATAAGCATTCTTATGATTAATTCTAATTTCTTCTTCTATGAAATCCTTTAGAGCAGGGGCTTTACCTGTTTGACTTCCAAAGAATAATAATTCTGCCATTCTTTCAGGAGTAGGATGACTAACAGCCATAGAATAATGCCCAAAACCCTCAATAGCACCATCAAAGTCTATATCTTCGACTTTTAGGATTTTTTGCCAAGACATATTCATTCCTCCCTCATTGGGCAATTAGGTTTAACTCCACTTGAAGGTGCAGGTAATTTCAAATTACATTCTTGATATTTAGTTACCATTTGTTGACACCTGCGACAATAGCCTGTTCTTTGGACACGGCTCATTATTTCCCGTTCATCCCATTGTTTAACTATATCTCGCCAACTCATTTAATCACCTAAATATCGTATAGCATTCCTGTTGATTTATTGTAATCATCATACAATCTATTAATTTCATTTCGCAATCCATTAAACATTTCTGTCGCTGCTTGTAAATCTTTTTCTTGTCTGATATAATTCAGGTCTTTGGACAAATCTTCCATATAAAGCACATATCTATCTGCCATCATTAAATCATATAGCATATCTTCCATTTCATCAATATGTCCGTGAATCTCTGATATAGAATTAAATGTTAGTTTTTTTTTGACAACATTTTGCCAATCTTCACTCTTATTGAACTCCATTGGCAAATCATCAGAATCTCCCAAAACATCTTTTTCAAATCTCATTATCAAATTCTTGAGTTTACTTTTCTTTAATGAATCTTGCCAAGAAGCATTCTTACTATCATCGAATCTTAATTTTCTAGCCATTTGTCCAAGTATTTCTTCTATTTGCATACGATGAAGTTTATCAAAGAAAGGTTTTCCTTTTAATTTAGACAAAAGCGCACTCATCGCTTGGAAATCATCTTGAGTATAACTTTCATCCAATTCTATCATTTCTCGCATTTCCTTAACATATTTATCCACTGTCTTTCTATTTTCTGCGTGTTGCTTATCTGATGATAATTCTTGAGTAAAGGTGAGAACCATTCTATCTAAAGCCTGTTTCAGATTAGTGTCTTTTATTTCTGCTGCTAATTCTCTTAATTCATCTTCAGCAACTTGTGTTGTAATTTCGGATGACATTTCATTAACTGTCTTTTCAGGCTTAAATCTTTTACTTCTTGAAACTGCCGCAGCCCTTACTTGAGTAGCATTTCTATTTTCTGCTTCAGCCTCAGTTTCATAACCTAATCTTCTTGATGGTGCAATTAGAGAATATTCTTTTCCTGTCTTTTCACTAACTTCACCAGCAGCCCTTTGATTTCTAACATAAAATCTTCCCATCATTCCTTCTTGAATTAAACTAAGTAGTTCTTTTCTTTCAGATGATGGAACATTGAGTTTATCCACATAATCTTCTGCATATCCTTTAATTTCTTCTTTTGCGGCAGTGTCTAATTCGTCACCACGCATTACTTCTCCCATTTTCCTAATAATCATTTCTTCTCACCCTATCTCTTAATAATCCTGTAAAACATTTGTCCAAAATCGTCATTATAACTTATTATCTTATGAGTTTTATTACTAAATTTTTCTTCAAGCATTTCTTTAGCAAAAGCCAATCTTGATTTTTCTTCTCCTTTATCAACGGCAAAATCATATTTCGTTGCATCAGGCATATTTTTTGGCAATTCCTTATAGTGTTTTATTTGTTCTTTCAATATATCTTGCCAAGTCATTTCTTTTCACCTGTAATTAAATCTCTTTTCTTTTCTTTTTCTGCCTTATCTAATTCTTTAGATTTAGCGTCAAACCAAGTATCAAGTAAATTGCATCTTGTCATATTAATCATCTCTTATATGTCCTGCTTGAATCGCTTTTCTTAGCCATCTGTTTAATTCTTCTGAAGATGCGTCTTTTTTGATTAAATCTGCTATTTCATCTAAAGCATCTAATGGAGTCATCATTTTAGTTATTTGATTTCTCCATGTCATATTAATCAACCTATCCTTCCTTTAGCACGAAGTAAGTCTTTTTTCTTTAATTCAAACCTTAGTGCTTCAAATGTGTTTTTGTCATATTTATTTTCTAAAGAATTAATTAAATAGTTAACTATTTTTTTCTCATCTTTATCAAACTTGTCCATATTATCCTTTGCTAGTTTAATGAAATTAGATACATTTTCTTCATTCTTAATTATATCTTTCCATGTCATAATAACCAATTCCTATTATTTGTCCATAATGAAGTAAAATTTCTCAAAAAATTTGGCGGAATTTTTTTACTGCCTTCAAATGTCTCCTGCAAATCCTGACAACATAGCGTTTAGTTCATCATCAATAATAACAGACGGGTTTTTCTTGAATCTTTCATATTTCTCTCTTTTGTCTAAATCTAAATTATAAAAGAAAATATCACCATCATATTTACTTGATGGATTAAGGTTATTCACTGCATTTTTAGTGGCCTCTTTAAGACCAAAATTAATTTTATTTCTTTCTATGTCATTAATCAATTCAAACAATATATCTTCATTATCTCTAAGATAAATCATTCTTTCCACTTCTTCTGCGGTTTCTTTACCAAACCTGCTTCTGATTTCATATAAATTGAAATTTGTATTTTTCAATATATCTTGCCAAGTCATGTTATCATATCCTTAATTTTCTCAAAAAATGTGGTGGAATTTTTTTGCCACTTGCGCCCTCATTTAAAATTTATCATTTGTATTCCCAGAATAAAAACTATTCATTTAATTTTGTTTATTTAAAGATTATAAGTTTGGCCGCCGTGATAAATCGTTGTTCAGTATTTGTTTTAAAAATCGTCTAATGAGGTTTGCACACGGAAACTTTTTAAGTATTTGTTCAGTTTTGACCTTACTAACTGTATATTTTTGGTTATTTTTGATAAAGATTGTTTCTCCTCATTTGTAAGTTCTCGCATATTTGGGCGTTCTTTATTTACATCTTGGAGGGTTTCTTTGATTATGGTGAATATCTGATTTAAATGTTCTAATGCCTCTTTCTCAGCAGACATGCCGTATCAGTAAATCGTAGCAAGT